GCCAGAGAAACTCGCAGTAACGGGTTCGGCTGGGCAAATTTTCCAAATCAACCCAACCGCTACGGCTTGGACACTGGTTGACGCAAGTCAGATATTCTTGCCGGGTACGATCACGCTGGATAAGATTTTTCCCGGATTGGGTTTCGTTTATTCGGATGGCGTATCGGTATTTTACCAAACACTTAATCCTACACTCATTAACGATGCACTTGGTGACGGAAATCTTGTCTGGACGACAATCGCAGTTGGTGATCCATTGCAAGTTCTTAGGACTAACCCAGCCGGAACCTTGACAGAATGGGTATCGGTCGTTGATGCAGTTCAAAATAGCTCTTTGCCAATTACTAAGCTATCACCCGGAACGGCAAACAACTCCAAAGTTGCTACCGTTTCCGCCGATGGACTTACCGTTGGCTGGGCAACACCAGCAGCGGTTCCTGTTTCGCGAGTTAGCCGTTCTGGTTCGATTACACTACCTGCTGCTACTGCAACCACGGCGGCATTCTTGCCGGGTATGGGTGCCGAACCAACGGGGATTGAAGCGAGGTTCTACTGTACTGTGGATAATAATGGATACTTTGCTTCTTCTGGAGATTTTATCCAACATTACGCAGTCTTCTCCACTATTGGTGCTGATACACAGCAGCAAGCATATCAGATGAGTGGAAACGCCACTCAACTCTTTATGACAGCTTCCAATGTCGCTGTTTTGTTCTTCATGTCCAAAACCAATGGTGTTGTCGTTACATTCAATCCAGCACAATGGGTTCTAGTTTGGGTCACAACACTTATCGCATAAGGATTTATTTATGTTTTCTGACATGCTAACAGAATTGCAGGACAGCATCAGCGATGCTTCGAGAGAAGTTCTCGCTAGATATCTGAATCGCGGTTACAAAGAACTTTACGACACGTTCGATCTACCTTGTTCCGTAACGGACGAGTTCTTTGAGATTGATGGACAAGACGGACAGATTGTACTACCAGAATACGTCGATCAGATTAGAGGTGCTGGTTCGCGAATGGACTATGTGCCTATTACCGTATCCGATTTCAGGTCTGGCTATAGAATGACACCGTCGTTCCAGCGTCCTTATGAGTGGCGAATTCGTGGAGAAGTACCATTGGTGACTCAACTGGATGCGACCGATAAACTTCGAGTGACGCTTTTCGGCGTCGAGGAATCTGCCGTTAACGTCATGATCATCGGCGAAACCGCACAAGCTGCAACGCACACAGAAACCGTTACTCTCTTGGCTGGTGAAACTACTAAACTGACCGAGGCTCAATGGATTGCTGATAATCCCTATGCGATGACTTCGATCACGAAGGATATCACGACGGATAATGACATTGCGCTGACTGTTGCTAGCACCGGCACTGAGGTTTCTAGACTCAGGAATCGCTTGCTAAAGGCTAGATATCAGCTGCTTCAACTAACCGATCAAAACCCGCAGATTCCCTCGGGTTTCTGGAACGGACCTCCAGGCGCGCAGATCGTCTACAAGAAAACCCTCATCCCGCTGGTCTTCGACACGGACGAAATCATCTACCCCAAAGCCGAATCGGCTGTGTGCTGGAAAGCGCGTGAGCTTTGGTATAATCAGAAAACGGATCAAGCCTCGTTCGCTGCGACAGAACAAGCCAAAACCAAGTGCAATGATCTGATTAACAACATCATGATAAATCAGGAATCCGCTGGCGAAAAGAAAGTAAACTTCGCTCGGAATCCCTACGTCAATAGCTGGGCATATACTCGCGGTCGTGGACTTCGTTACGGAAATTATTATGGCTACAATAGGTAAAATGGATTGGTACGGTGGAATCAATCAACTTCCTGACCGGAGCAAGATTGACTTTGCAACGGAGTACGGCCTTCTTATCAATGGTCGTGTTCGCACGAACGAAGTCACACCCGTTGTCGGACCACTTGATATTACTTCTGGACTTCCGACAACGGCTGAGCGCCAAGGACTTTACGCATTTGGATCGTTGCTCTTAGCATTTGCGGGCGGTAAAGCCTATTACAAAGAAACTACCGCAACGGTTCCAAGCTGGACGCCGGTTACTGCTTTGCAATTATCTCTCACGGAGAAGATCGAAGCGGTTGCGATTCCGGCATCGAGCATAAACTACAAACGCTATTCGACCGATGCTAGTAATGTCAAAGCGCCAGTTCGTCTTCAAGATGCTCGAAACGCATCGCCGGCTGCGGTTCTAGTCACAGATGGAGTAAACCAATCTTGGCTCATATTCGCAGACGGTACCTCAAGGCCGACTAAGACCTATGCACAATGGACCATTGACGATCCTGAGTATGTTCCTGTAATGCGGATGCCTTACATGTCCTCAGATGGGATATTGTATTGCGTTGGTAAAGATAACAATGGCGTCTATAACCAGATTTTCCGTTCGGTTACAGGAAGTCCTTTGAATTTTGTCATTGTTGTCAATACAGCAGGAAACAAATCCGGTACCGAAGCCGAAGGTGGCGCTCCGGCACTTGCCGAGCGAGCTTCGTTTTCGCCGATTACGTTCCTAGGTGGGATCAATGCCGTCGATGGATCGTTCTTAGTTACAACTGCGACATCGTCGACAGTATTTACACCAGACTACGATAGACTTATTTGTTCCGAGCCGACCTACATCAAACAATACCTGTTCGACATCGGTGCCGTTAACGAGAACTCGGTAGCTAATGTTCTAGGTGATACGACCATCGTAAATTCTAGAGGTATAAGGTCTTTTAACGGCGTTCAGCAACTCAAGTTCGAGGGCTCTTTTGCGCCGTTCAATATCAACGTCAACAGAATCTTCGGTGACATCGTTCAAACAACCACGGCAGTAACGACCTTCGACAACTATGCGGTATATGCGATCCAGACTATCTATGGTTACGGAATTCTTTGGTACGATATGCTTCTTGCGAAATGGGTATCGCTGGACCTTTATGATAACCAGTCTGCGATTGTTCAGTTTGCTTCGGTTACTGTCGGGGCTTTGAACGAGTTGTACTTTCTCACTGAGTCCGGGCACATTTTCCAATGCTTCGCGGGTGACGTGCAAAAATGCACCGTTTACCTCGCAGATATTATCCCACCAAACAGCGCCACTAGGCAAAGCATGGAAGCCGTTGCGGTAACATTTAGCGGAGGAGACACTGACGGATTTTGCGCGATAGGTTCTTACACTGACGGACGGTACTCCGGTGCTCTTACACTTCCTCTCGCTGCGGAGAATGTTGCACCAACTGGTGGCGTAGAACCTACTACGGGTCAGCTAGTGCTGGATTCCAATTCAACTATTCCTTTGGTGTTCTCTCTTAAGGAAATAAGCACTCAGGGAACTCGTTTAGGAACTAGCATCTCTTGGAACACGAGCGCTCGGCTACTCTCTACTGTTGTAGAAACGGATGAGGTTGGTCCGACGAACGTGAAAGCGATTCCAGATAACTACGTTAGGTGCTTGAAGATTATTCTGCTTGGGTATGATGGCGTTTGCAATCCTCAGCAACGCGCGGTCAATCTCAGAATCCAGAAAGAGAATCCAGACTATATCATTGGCCTTGGTTCACACACAGTCGACGGAACTTCTAGCTCAGTGGCTACGTACTTAAAAGCACATTGGAATAATCAACATGAGAAAGGCACGTTTTATGCTATTCCCGGACCATCCGAGCTAGACACTAGCGTTGGGGAACCATTCTTTCAGTATGTTCTCCAAGCACCGTCACGATACAGCATACTATCTCTCGCAGCTGCTAACTTTTATCTCCTCAACTCCGGCATTGATTCGTCCGGCGGTCAAGTTGAGCCAGATAACTCTGACGGTTCCTCGCTTGCTACGTCCACGCAAGCATTGTGGCTCGAATCCCAAGTCAACGCTAATCGCGCGAAATTCAATTTCGTCCTGCTCGGAACTCCACCACGAAGTTCCGTTGATGGATTGTCGTCTGCTGCTTGGAACGAGGTAGATTATGCAGGAATCGGCGTTGATGGCGTGTTCAGCGGACAGGGTTCTTACGAGCGAATCGAGGACTCTCGACGAGTCGTGTTTGTCAATTCCGGAACTGGCGGAGAACCCTTACAAACCTTTGGCGTCGTTCGAGAGGATTCCGCTGTCAGAATTGAGTCTTTCGGTTACACACGAATCACCATCACGCCACTATCGGCACTCATCGAATTCGTCTCGGTTGATGGCGAAGTGCTTGATAGACGATTGCTGTGACAATGAATGGATTCGCGAGATTCTAGACTTTAGGACACCCCGTGTTCGCAAGCTGTTCGGTGCTAATTGGGAGAGGGAGCAAGTCGTAAAGTTGGTTGTCTTTACGATCATGTCGGGGGTAGTACTGGCTTCGGCGCGGGGTGTCCTTTTGGGTCGCTTCAGAGCTAAAAACGTGATAGTGGTAGACGTTATCTTCGGTGAGAGAAAATTTATTTCAGAAGTTCTAAAGGCTTGGCGGGATTTATACCCCGGATTTCAAGTGCAGGGAAATAGGCACGGTAAACTTCACAATTTCAAAAAACTATATGGGCGCACCAGATGTAAATAGCAACGAGATTTCTGCACAAAGCATGCAGAATCTAGTACAGTATCTTCCGCAATATTTGCAAGCGGCAAATTCGCAAGTATTGCCAACCGAACAAGCCAAACTCGCAGCCGAGCAGGCTACCGCGCCAGGTCGAGCTCAGCTTGAGTTGGATCAGTACAAACAATTCGCACCGCAGTTCAGCGAACTCGGAACAGCGATTGGCAAGCAGCAGCAGCAAGGGCAAGCCGCGAATGATCTGGCTACGGTGCAAGGAACTGGCGGTCAACTAGCGACAGCTTTGACGGATGCGCAGAGGAAAGCTGATCCTGAGTTCTATGCGCTTCGAGCACTAGCCGCGCAGCAAGGCCAGCGGTTGAATGATTCGATTGTTGATCCCAATTCTGGTCTATCTCCAACAGAAAGAATCGAAATCGATAGGTCACTTGCTAGGGATAATAACCGACGAGGCACAGAAGCTCCAACCGCTACGTCCACGGTCAGTAATGCGATGGCGTTTGGAAATGCAGGTGAAGCTCGTAGGTCAGCTAGGCAGCAGCAACTTGCTGGGATTTTTGGTGCAACCTCGCAAGCCGCGCCGGCAACGAAATCTGGTATTGACGTGGGTTCGGCGATTCTTAATAGGCCAATTATTAACAACGGCGAAAATCGCTTCACTAATCCGCAAACTGCTGGACAGGAATCTTATTCAGCTGCTGGTAATCTATTTAACTCCTTTCAAAATACTGGTCTATCCGCAGCGCAAGGAAACCAAAACAAGAAGACTGCTCTCGATCAGGCTATTGCTGGCGTTTCGGCTGCGGGAAGTTTGCTTGGTGGGAAAGTTTAGAGAATCTAATCCAATTTCTTATGCCTACTTATAACGTAAAAGACAATCCGTACTACGACCAGTGGCGTGGTAACAATCTAATCTCCGATCTTCTAGCCAATGCGACTCAGAGCTTTTCCGCGCCACAAACTGGTCCTTATGGCGAACGAAAGGGATTCTTTAGGTCTTTGATTGGTGACCAAACCAATCGAATGAACTCTGCGGCCGCTATGCGACAGCAGGATGTCGATGCTGGTGCGGTGCCTTTTCAGAAGGAAGTCGCGCAAGAAGACGTTATCAACAAGGCTAATAATGAAGGCGCTGCGAGTAGGCAGGCTGCTGGCGAAGCTGCTAGGATGCAGGTCGCGAAGTTCGAGCAAGAACAAGAAAACAAACGAGCGGAGACTAGACAGAATTCTGCTGAACGCCAAGCGAATATCGCCGATCAGTGGCAGAATCAAACGCGTCATGACCAGATGGAGAATGATAGAATCCTTCGGCAGGCTGCTACTGAACAACAGCTTAGAAAGCAGGCTAACTTACAAGGCGAACGCGGTGCCATTATGCGTGAGCAGATGCAGAAGCCATATACTAGTAATGATTTCTTGGTTGACCCAAAAGCCGGAACGATGACAAGGACTCGTGCGGCACGGTATGGACAAGCCGGTGACGAAGTATCTACCGGTCAGGAACAGATGCTTACTCCAGACAAACTCAAGTGGCTTGAGCAGGGCGATTCGGATGAAGCCACCGCTAGTCCTTTGCCTAGTTACCAACCGCCTGTAGATATCGATTCGCTACTAAAGGGTAGCCAATTCAATCCTTCTTTGCGCTATTAACATCTAGACTTATTTCGCTATGGCTAAAACGACACGTGAACAGCGAGAAGCTCAGCTTCTGCAACAGATTGGAAAAGACCCAGCGAGTTTCGCAATCGACTCATCTGGTAAGGTAATTCCTCGTACGACGCCAGAAGCTCCCGCGCCAGAATCACCGACGGGTCCTTGGGAAACCTTTGGACGATCGGCTGTCGGTGCCATTCCAGAAACTGTTGGATCGCTTGTTGGCGGTGGGCTTGGTGCTGCGGGCGGAACTCTGGTAGCTCCCGCATTTGGACCGGCTGCTCCTCTTGTGCCGTTTGCGGGTGGCTTGGCTGGCTCAATCGGCGGAGGTATGGCTGCGCATGAATTAGAAAAAGAACTTCCTAAAGGCTATCAAGACTTCGTTAGCAAAGGTGCTAGAGAGAATCCTATCTCAGCCGAACTCGGTGATGTTTTGCCACAGTTGTTGACGTCTAACCCGGTTAAATCCGCGCGAGTTATTGGTGCTCTCGCTAGGGGTATTCCTACGCTTACTAGATTCACAGGTCAGCAGCTCGGTCATCTTGCCGGCATTGGCATCGGTACTGGAACTGGCGCGGTTGGACCAATCGCTGAGGATTGGGATCGTCCAGAAGGTCTAGGACTAGACACGGCTAAACGCTCGGCGATTAGGGGCGTGGCTGGTTTGTTGGGCAGCCAACAGAATCGTTTGGGTAATCTATTCTCTTCAGGAAAGTTTGCACCTAGTCCCGACGTCGGCGATAGATGGGCAGATGCTGGTCGTGTTGCGCGGGATTCGATGCAGCAAAGCGGACGCGCACCTGTGTTCGAGGGCGAGCCAGTTACGAGCCGACCTGAGCCGATTGATGCGGATGTGGTTGAGGCGACGCAGGTTGATAATCCTGCGCAACAGAACAGAGGACTTCTCGGTAATTCCCCACAGGACAGGGGTGTTGAGTCAGTTACTTCTCAGACCGAAACCGATGCCGCAATGGCTAAAGCGGCTGCGGATTTGGAAGCGTCGCGAGCGAAGATTCAGCCTGAACAGCCTGCGAAAAGTCAGTGGAATGACACGCCAGAAAATCGCGCTAAGCTGCTAGCAAAAATCCAAGCAGATAATGCTGCACGTAATCGTCCTCCACCTTTCGATCCCGTTCATGCACGTGAGGAAGTCAATCCTAGCGTTCAAGGTCCAGTCGAACCTCAGGCTGATGAGCCTAACTTCTCATTGCCCTATCGGCAAGGCCAAGGCGCAGCTAGACCTCAACTCCCAGAACCTCCGTATCAACGGCCGCAAGGAGAAATTCCTGAAAGTCAATTCGCAAAGGAGAAACGTCTAGCTCAGCGCGCTGGCGTTCCTCTCGAAAGGCAACAGGGTCAAGAAGGTGGACAGCTAGGATTGACTTCCCCAGAATGGGACGAGATCATTAGGAACGTTGGCGGAAGCGACTACGGTTCTGATGTCGTTACTGGAGAACATAACCTAAGGGGTTCTGATGGAACGCCGCTCGCTGGTAAGGTTGAGCTTCCAACCGATCTAGAGAAAGGTTTGGTACGCATTGCTAAAAACGCTGGCGTTGATACTGGACCACATGAACTCTTACACGTAATCGTCAACGATGTATTGGAAAGGGGTACCAAGGGCGAAAAAGCTTTCATCCAACGCGTTCTGGAACAAGCCGGCGGCGAGGAAGCACTCGTACAAGGCGGTGGCAATCTGTTCACTAAGAGACTTGTTAATGAAGGCGCAGGTTCTAAGGAATCAGAAGGACTTGGTGGAGACTTGATTGCGTTTATTAAGGCGCGGTTTTTGAGAAATGCTACGCCAGCAGATTTGAAACGACTAGCAGCACGAACGCTTCGATCTGGTTCTGGCTCAGAGCAGTATCGTCCCGGCGGTGCTGGACTTAAATCCCAGATCATGGAGGATGAGCAGAGCCTAAAAAAATCAAGTAATGTTAGGAATCAGCCGACAGTAAGTCAAGCATCACCTGAATACGGTAATTTTCCAGAATCATTTACAGATGTTGATATAGCTAATGTCAACAAGGATCGAGCTAGCTACGGTCTTGGTCCATTAACTCGTATACCAAAGGAAGCACAGGAGTCATTTAGGGCAGCTGAACGTGCTGTAGATGTTGGTAGAAATCGTGAATTTACTCCGGCTATCATAGGTAAGGATGGTCACATCTATGCAGCTGCTGGTCACAGTGAAGCCTCGATAATGGCTGATAAGGCAGGAACTTCGGAAGTCAGACGCGGATTCGTTACTAGGGATGGTAGGTTCCTTACCTTGATGGAAGTAGCTAAGGAGCAAAGGGCCAAGAAAGTCCGCGAGAATCCTGTTCCAGAAACCCGTGAGACGATAGCTAAGCAACTAGAAGTTACACTCGATCCCGATTCGGGAAAGGCTGTCACGCACATACCGCTGGGTTCTGAGATTCCAGCGAAGATCCCCTCGGGTTTGGAAATGGTCCGCACACCTAAAGGCACGGCGATCTTCAACCCCACAAAGGTTTCTCGTGCTGAGGTTCTCACTGCTGGTCAAGGTGAGAACTTTGACGGGCGTTTGCTTGGGATGAGTCAAGCTGAGAAACCACTTGTTTCGGACAAGGTTGTTACCACGTCTAAGGATGGTGTGAGGGATGTAGTCACTGAGGTTGTTTCACCTGGTAGCGAGCGCGCCGCAATGGCTGCTCACGAGAAGGCTGTTCCGGGTGGCGTTTCGGAGGTTAAGCCAATCGCGGATGTACTTAATGAAAGGACTCAACCGCTAGGTCCGAGAGAGACTTATGATCCTTCAGATATTAAGAAGCCGATTCCTTATGGTTTTTGGATAGAGCCAAATGGTAAGTTTAGGCCAGTCGAATCGCGAGGTCATTTTGCTGAAGCCAGTAAAATCGCAGATGAAATAGGATTGAAACCTGGAATGAATGGTTTACAATATGATCAACTTAAAGAAAAAGGTTACGCACGTGCTCATTATGATAGAGACAAAAACCGCCTAACTGTAGAGAGTTTCGCTAATTCTCCGAATAAGGAATCGTTAATTAGACTTATTAAGAAATTTGGTAAGGATCGCAATGTAACAGTGGCACATGAACTTGGCGGCGGTCCAAATTGGCCAACCTCCAAGATAGTCCATGAAGCTACCGGAGAACGATACCAACCTTTAGGTCCTCGTGAGACTTATGGTCCAGAGGAAAAGCCTAAGTTCTCAGTCTTCTCCGGCCCAGTTCAACGCCTAGCAGAATCTTCCGATCCTGCGCGTCAGAAAGCCGCGGACGTCTTTAATCGTCTATTCTCAAACCGCGACGCTTTGCGCGGTAAATACTCAGGAGTTATCACCGAGATTAACAAAGACCCAGTCCTAGCGCGTAAGGCTCAAGAGGCAATGATCGAACGTGAGCGCACAGGTCGTGTTCCGGTTATGCCTCTGCCTGTGAAACGTGTTTACGATGTGATGTCAGACACGTATAAGCAAATGCGTCTGGATCAGATTGCTGCTGGTCAAAAGATTAACGGACGACAGGCTGGCGTTGATCCTTTAGGAATGTTTACTGTTGCTAGTCCGGACGTATTCAAAACGCTGAACACAGCTGATAAGAATTCACCTAGATACAAGAGCCTTAAGGCGGATTACATTAACGAGCAAATCTCTAGGGGATTCTCTACTGCTGGTGCTGAAAACGCGTTCAACAAATACGTCGAAGGAATGTCCACTTCTAGCGATCCGTCGTCGAGTGTGGATTTTAAGGCGGTCTCGGGTGCAGAAGGAACTAAACTTCCCGCGTCTTGGATCGAGCCTGACCCAGCTACGGCTTGGGAACGGTACATTGATAGGTTCACTTCTGCTAGAACATGGCATGATGTCGTCGAGAAAGACCCATCTGTTCGAGCTTTGTTCGAGGGAACAGACTCCATCGCTAGAGACCCTTCCGTGACGGAAGCTTTCAACTCATACCGAGGCGTAACTAAGAACGGTTTGAAGGGAGCGGTTGGCGGCGTCGATAGGGCTATCAAGTCAGTGATTCTTGGGCCAGTAACGAGAGTTATTGACATGGCTACGACACCTATATCCGCGTTGAAATATACGCCATTTTCACATTGGCCAGAACTCGCGTCAGAGCTTACCAAGTTCCGCAAGTATTCAGATGCTTCTATCACCTCTGGGTTAAATAAGCCTAACCGAGATAGCTACTACCGAGAGAATGTTGGCGCTGGTGAATATGCGAATCACGTTCTCGACAAAGCTGCTAAGAAAATCTCTGAATATCAGGGCGCGAATAAAGTTGAGTTCGGTGCGAGAGTTATTGCGCAAGCTGCCGGTCAAAGTCTTGGTGGCCTGTACAAAGCGCGAGCCTTAGCGGGTGATGCTGAGGCGGCGAAGATGCTAGACAAGCTTGGCTCGGATTGGCGAACGATTTCTCCAGAGGAGTTAGGTGCAAGATTCGGTCGAATCTGGCAAGGCACTTATGATGCAAGGAATCTCCCGGCTTGGATTATTGATTCTCCTATCTCGCCGTTTTTCTCGATGGCTAAGTGGAGCACAGAGCAGTGGAATAACATGATTCGTTTCGGGGTTGAGCCCGCACTTAGAGGAAAGCCAGGTCCTTTGATTCAGCAGTTGCTTATCTCTCTCGCGCTAGGTGGACCCGCGTTGGCAATGCTTCGAGAGAAGATGACGGGCAAGAAACCTTACATCGCTACGATCGAGGAGATTAAAAATGCGCCTGATAAAGTTGCCGCAATTAAAGCCGCTTCGGCGAAGATTGCAAACTTCATGCAGGCTACGTCGCAGCTTGGGATCGTTGGCGATCTTGTGAACGAGCTTGCGCTTAAACCGATGTCTGGTCAGATTTCCTCCGGCGGTCCGACTTGGCCCGGTGCAGAAATCACCAAGGACATTACGCTTAGATCGGCAAAGGCTCTCGAAGCAGTCTTGTCGGGTGCTGATCTAGGAGACGTGTTGAAACAATACACCAAGGATGTCGTCGGACGTAATGCACAAGTATGGCAGATTGTGAATTCGCATTCGGAAGATACTAGGTTGAAGAATCTCGCGCGAGACTATAGGGTTTATCGACGACTTCAAGGAAAGAAAGATATCACGCCAGTTTCGTCCGTGGACTATACGCGTTCTAGTGAACGCGCTTTGGATAGCATGAATTCTAAAGAGGGCTTGGCTAAACGCAAAGAACTCAATGTAGCAGTTGCTAAGAAATTCTCGCCCGGTTCGGAAGCCTATGACAAGGAGATGAACAAATTAGACACGTCTAGGCAAAACTTCTTCCCGACTGATCCTATGGAGCAACGTGCGTACATGACGTGGTTGACTAAGACCCAAAGCAAAGAAAAAGCCCTCGAAGCGCAGAACGCTTGGAAGGCTTGGGTGAAACAGGAAGCTGGGAAGAGAACCTATAGGACTAAGTAATCAGTTATAGGTTAAAAGAAGCTTGAGCACTAGCCCCTTCACTCGAAGGGGTTTTTTCTTTTTGCTTAACGGCGAGTTTCTTAGGTTCCAATAAGGAGATCAATGAATCCCATTCGCTAGCAGAATGGTTATCTGCACTGTTCCTTAATCCTTGCGCGAGTTTATGCGCGCGCTCCCTTCGCATCTCCTCCGCAGTCAAGTAGGCCCAAAGGTCATAGCATTCTTGCTTAGCTTCCGCGATGCAATCTTTGTCTGTAATTGGCGAGGTGTATTTCTTTCCACCCGCGATAAACTTGGGCGGGAATTCCTCGTTGAATAGGGTTACTGCACGGGCGAGGACTTGTTCGTCGGTGATCTTGGTGTTCATTTTTTAATTAGTCTAGCTGCTTGCTTCTCTGCATGTTTTAGGCTACCGCAAGATTTGCATGTACCTTGTAAGCCGGTAGGTACACTCCTATTCTGTGAAAAATCTGCCTTATCTTTTACCAATTTACATTGTGGGCACCATTTACTAAGTTCATTTATCTTAGTATAGTCAGACCAAGCACACTTTGTGTTTCCATGCGCAGTATTACATGAGCAACAAATCCATGAGACTTCTCCACTTTGCCAGTGTTGCAAGGAGATAACATCGCCATGATAACCCAGTTCCCTATTCCAAATCATTTCTCGATTGCATTCGCTACAGCGCATATCATGCGGAATAATACTCATGAGATACTCGAAACTTGGCGTAACTTTTCCATAGGATTTTGAGCTTCTCATTGCTACTAACACACGATAATGTCTATAGCAATAATCACAGCAACCTTGTGTTCTAACACCCAGTTCGAGAATACCCATTTTAACACACTTAGGACAATAGTCTTTCATGTAGTCAGTTTGATTTTATTTTTAGAAACTTTCCCTTCTTTATCTACGGTAATAGCTCCTGCTGCCTGTAGATCATTAGTCACTTCTACGAATTCTGTCATCGTTAATTTGAGCATGAACGGAGGATAAAGGTTACCAAGACTCATTGGCCTGTCCTCCAATTCTAGTCTCTTTAACAGCATTTGTTTAACCTCAGCCGAATCGTTTCTAGCCACAGGATTGAACGGCAAATGCATGTTCCTTTCAACCGATTTGAGAAACTCAATCGCAGCCTTTACCGAGGATAATTGTATTTCCATTTCAGTCGATTCAGAGAAATGATAAGCCATCGAAAACTTCATTACGTGCACCTGCTTAGACTGATAATAATCCTTTAGAAAAGGCGACTTGTTTGTAATCCATTTTGATTCATCTGAAAACCATTCAGTTACATAGGCCATTGCCTCAGGTGAAAATGTAACCGGTCCATAAAGCTTTGATAGCTTAAGTGTGTGCTTTAGGAATTCCATCCTAGACCTAAGTTGATCTTCTGTGTGTGGTGGAATAAGAAACATTCTAGATCGTGGAACTGATTCGTAGATCATAATGCTTCTACGCAGAAACCCTGATCCAATTACCTTGGCTCCTCTGATATCTGAGAATGTATCAGGCTGAGTACCTCCAAGAATGTTTACACAGAGGTTTGTAATACAACGTTCACCGGCGCCGATTTTATCATCGACGTATCTACTTGCACAGTCCCAACCTTCAAGAAGAAACGTCATAGTTTCCTGCGCCTGATGTTTGAAGACTGACGTGAGTTCCGCAAGGATAAACGCCGCGCTTGCGTGCGTATACGGGGGCTGTACCGAGGAGACAAATTGTGGATGTCTAGCGAGAACGTCCATGAATTTCTCCCTGCTCGTACTTGTCGCCGAGATCGGGTACATGTACTGCGGGGTACCAGTGCTCTGGCCGACCGGTTTCCCGTGCTTGTCGTAGAACCCAAGTGTTTCCCTGACATCCTTTACTATGTCCTTGCCAACTCCTGGGTCCGCTATAAACCAGACGTATTGATTCGGGAATACGATCTTGCCAGAGTTTATCCAAACCCTTCGTTGGAGACAGGCAGCTATCGTAAAAAGCCACGAGGCTGTAATGTAGCTTTCGGGTGAGGGATAGAACTGGCAATACCGACGCCAGTGGGAAAGGTTTGTTTGCACCGGCTGCTGTGAAAGTGACATGTGATTTAGTTTTCACTTCGTAAGTGTTTCAATTAGACCTACCGCAAAGTCGCCCGGAAACTCAGCAGGCAGTTCCGTTACTTTAAGTCCATAGATATGGCTAGGCGAATTCGTTTCCACGTAGGATAGGAACACGTGTGTCGCGTCGACGCCATGCTTGGCTCGGAATTCGCCTTTGGCTTGGAGGATTTTTGCGAGGAGGGAGGTCATGATACGTTGTATCCACGTTCGATTAAGAATCGTTTTTGCTCTTGGAATTCTTCCTCACTCAAACGAGGTTTTGTCTGATCGAAAATTAGGCAAGAACCAATCGCACCAGTGACTGGATAATACAGAAGCTCTGCATATTCAGGATTCGGAATCCATTCTTTCTTCTCATCACTCATAGTTGTATTTCTTTCATCCCAATCGGGTTATGTTCTTCATCATAGTGGCCCCAGTTCTTACCCACAGCCACCGATGATTTCATCCTAAAGCTTTTACCGTCTCGTCCAACTAAGACGAAAGACTTGATTGCATCCGAAGCAACCTTAGCAGCCTCGTTAATCTCCACGTCGGGAACCTCTAGCAAGATTGAATCATGTTTTTGGTTCAAGAGATTCCAGCGCTTGTTCTCACGTTGGATGTAATCTTCCACGATGAAGATTGCCTCTGTCGAAAGACAACCCACAGTTGACTGAGGTATCCAAGAGATAATCTCGCGTTCGTATGAAGGCGTAAAGATTCTTTCAAAGCGCCTAGGATAGCCGAACATATTCACAAGTTCGCGATACTTCTTTGCCATGAATATGACCTCCGTTTGCCACTGTTTAATCTCAGGAAAGAGCTTATGGAACATCTCAAGGAACACCTTAGCCTCGGCTGCAGTCATAATCAAAGCACCCTTGGATTGCTTCAAGGCGTTGTCCATAAAAGTTTTCCAACCACCGCCATAAGAAGACATATGGACTACCATCTTGCCGACTTTGTAGGGCTTGCCGGAGTTCGCTATCCTAGACTTGAGCGTTTTCCAATGAGGTAGTTTAACGAGTTCGCTTGGGGTTAGCTCCGCGAGATAGACTTCTTTAGGAAGAATGCCCGCGAACCATTGCGGATTCGTTGCTGCGAAAAGATGCAGCGCGATTAAGGTATGTGGTTTCTCACCTACGTTCAACAGGTCTAGATAACGACCGGCCGGGGCTAGATTCGCGACGACTGCTGACTCGGCGCCGGATTGGTCTGGCTGGACGAAGAAACATCCTTGACGAGCTTGAAGCAGGCAGAGAATTTCTTCGTCAGGATTCTGGAGATTTAGTCCTTGGTCGAATAGCTGGCTAGACGACAAGCGGTACGATTTTGTGCCCGCTACTTTGAACGTGCAGATCGCGCGAGGGAGGCTCATGGGTTACTTATGAAACTTTTTCCCAACCACAATTTCCACAATGGTTTATTACTCGATCGCTCATGGAAATTCTTGCTATTCTATCTCCACACTCCGGGCACCGTTCGCTCGGTTTAACATAGCCAACTTGCCAAGGATACTTAGCAGGCTGTTCTTCTGGTTGGTCACCAGCACAATGTATGTCTCGGTCGGTCATAGCTGTTACCTTTCTTCAATTCTGTAATACGGCTTAAACTTAAGCAAGTCACGACATTTAAGAACCTCTCTCAACGCAAGCAAAACCCTAATGCTAACGACACGAGGATTCTTAACAGCGAGAGAATACATAGCATCGGCAGCGGTTGAGTCTTTCTCGGCGGCGGTTTGATAAGTGGAAGTCAGGCCGAGTTGCTTGAAGAAATACTCACCTAGCTGTTGCGGCGAGGAGACTAGGACGGAACTCCCGGCTAGCATCTGGAACACACGAGTAAGTCCTCTAATCTTTGTCTCTAGCTGTCTTAGTTTAGCCGCGCGCAAGTCTTCGCGAAACTCGAACCCCGTAAAGCCAGCCCTTAGGTAAATCTCTAGTGACCTATTCGCGGAATCAACTGAAGCTTTTAGTCCCGGTCTAGCTTCTATATAGCTTCGTTGAGCTAGATACACAGCTCTAGTCGCGAGTACATCAAGTGCGTTATATCTGAGAAGCTGTTGATATTGGTGGTGATTCCTAGGATACCATGTTCCTGCAGCATCCTTGTGATAGGGAACATTGATCCAGAAAGAGATAACGTGACCAAGAGACTTTTCACTCTCCGGAAAAACGCGATGGTGCTGGATCATAGTATCTCTTAGATTTGGTCCCCAAGGAATCCCATGGAACATCGCGAGAAATCCTAGGTCAAAAGAGATGTTATGGCCGACAATCACGCAGCGTTTAAAAGCTCTAGTCAGAGCGGCAAAGAAACGCGGTGGTTGCTTAAGACTACCGTCGTAATTATAGACCGGAATCGAATAAACTGGTCCGGTTTCTCTAGAGATGGCTAGACATTGTACGACACTAGCCGAGGGCCAAGTTTCGATATCGATGAACAATAACTCACCCGCTTTGAAGCTATCTAGATACCCGGCTAGATCGGCGTTCCAGATGATATCTTCTTTGTAACCCGAGCGACGTTCATTAAGCAAGAGTTTTCTTATATCGCTCATTGCCCAAAATCGGTAGTTCGCACGCGAGGTAATAGATAGGTCTTTGCTGTTGTCAGAGTCTGATCCAGAACCTTCGTCATCTTCATTATCCCACTCGCCATTGAAGGCTTCGGCGCAGTCGATAGGGTTGAATGTGGCGACAATGTTGGAAGCCCGCGCGGTGTGGACGTAGCCTCTGAGAGTGGTGATATCTTGGGGTTTGCCACGCCACCTACTAGCTGCTGGAAAGCCGCAGAGAATCACTGGCCTACCAATACTAGCTGGGTGATAATCTAAATCATCAGTCACGTCGAAATCGCCGCCTATTGCCTCTGCGAGAAAGTCCGCTGATGGACCGCAGAGCAAGGTGTTCGAGGCTCGGGCGAATCTATCTCTAGACGAAAGAACTACAAGCGGTTTCATACAGAACGCTGTTTTAACATGTCCCTAATTTCCCACCTACAGTCTAGGATCATGCACTTTTCGACGCGTTCGTTTTCTGTTACATCAAACAAAGGCAAATCACTTTCCAGATACTGAATTGATCTAGCTACACTTTGTGCTAGTTTTCGCAGTTGCTCTAACGATTCTTTTCTTTTAGTATCCATAAGTCTCAAAAGGAACGGCTTATTGCTAAGCCGCTCGTGTTTGTTACTCAGGCAAGCTAAGAACATCTGCGAGGTCTACTTCATTCGAGTAGCCTTTGACCATCTTCTCACCGGTCTCCGGATCGAGCAAGACGCGTCCAGTATAGTTACCGTTGTCGGTGTGGTAGTACGGCTTCGACGTAACCTTTGCCAAGAAGCGCTTGCGCGCGAGCAGCTTAGTGAGGTCTTGAATCGCCGGGATCGTTTTATAGGCACCGCTAGTGACTTCGACCGTAGTCGGGACTTCCAACTCGCCCCACTCTTCGCGAGTAAGAACCACGCCAATTTTCGGGAGGTGTTCTTGCAGACGCTTGAGGGTCTTTGGCGAATAGACGATTCGCATCGTGGCCTTTCGACCAGCGCAGCCAATCTTGTCCTCGCCGACCATCACGTCAGGCGGGTCGAGAATCTCCAACTCGAACGTGTCCATGCAGCTACCCTTGGAAGAGGGTTCTTGTTTGAGATCAGTGACACCTACAGTGTACTCTCCCGAGGGAATTGGGAGACTTGTGTCGGGGAGTTCGTTGACGTTAATTTTTTCTGGCATTTTGTTTTTGTGTTTATTTGTTTTTGTTTTTACGCCCTCTTGTTAGAGGGAAATTCGCTGAGTAATTTCTTTCAACTTACAGTCAATACTTTTGATACTTTTGTAGACGTTGAACAGCTTGATAGAAATATTGCACCCGATAGGTTCTGGTGTTAAAGGAATGCTATCAGGAGGTGAGGGAATAGTAAGCGCTGGACCAAGCTTATCGCACAGATGCTCTAGTTTTTCGGCTAGAAAATTCATCTCGTTCTCTAGGATACCTAGCAACTCTGTTACTCGCATCTCGGCATTGATTGGCTTACTTTCTGCCAAGGAGTTTACAAGCTTTGTAGTATCTTGATAGGGATAATAGGGTGCATTTTGCCCACCAAGTTTAGCAGAAATGTTACTCATTTCTTAATCCTCCGCATCACCGCAAAGATTTCTTCTTCCTTAAGAACCCTATGAAGCACAGAGCCAACCATAAACGGTGTCCCGGCATGAACGCTATGGATCACTCGATCCCCTACGCAAGCATGATACGGACCGTCTGCGGTTCCAAGTTCGACAACTTCTGATTCAAGTTGCGCGACGCGTTGCTCTACGGAATCGGGAATTAGGATCAGTCCGACGTGTTTAGCCTTAGGCGTATCCTTAACTAGATACTTTTTACCGGCTGCAAATACTTCAAATCCTTCGTGTTTCATTTTTTGTTATTGCGTTGTTGTTTTTTGTGTGCTGTTCTTATCAATAACCTTCAAAACTTCTGCAAGGTCATTAGGAATAACCTGGTCCTTGAACCAACCCATAGGGGTTTTTGCCGAGCAGATGCCGTCGGTGTTAGTGATAAAATTGTAAGTCATTCCGGTCGCCGGCGCGGGAGCTTTCTTGACCGAGGTGTAGAAGACACAGAGGAATTCCTTCTCGACCTTTCCTTCCCATTCTTTTCCATGCACGAAGAGTCGACGCGCTGTGGTTTCGCCGCCGGATTCTGAGGAAATCTTAAGGGTTTCTGGAATCCCTGTAACGATGAAAATCTGTTCAGTTGAGCGAAGAGAATTCAATAAGTCTCGCACTCCTGCCGAGTATGCTTTGTAGATGTCGTAGCCTTTGTATGCGGCGGAACATTCAGCGAGATTGTGCTCGAAGAATTTTGTAATAGAATCAAGCACAACGTACCTGATGGCTTTGTTCTTTTTCGCGTTGATGATGGCGCGGGCTACGTCAGTCATGGTCTTAGCCGCGACATAGTTCTCGCCCATTTTCGAGTAGTCAAATGGCAGACCTTTGCACTCGTTGTCGATGAATAGTGTTCGCGTCCAGTCGAGATTCCTCAGCGATGTGGATTTACCGGTGCCTGAGTCACCTATGATTGCGACTAGTGGTTGAGGGAATGTTATCATATTAGCGACGTTCAATGATGCGTTTGTTTACGTAATCAGTAAGTTTGCTGGCTAAGTCTTCTACCTTCTGAAATTCCTTAATCATTTCTGTGAAGTCATAGCTGTAAAACGTAGGTCTTTTCACGTCCAGGGCATCTCGCTGGCAAGCGTGACAGAAATGCATGTCAATCTCGAAACCATCGCCATCTATATTAGTGCTGATATTTATTCCTTTGTAGCCAGAATAGAATTGCTTCGTAGGCAAAGTAATAATTCCTCTTAACGGTTCTTTCTCACATTCTTTTTGGCACTTGTCACAAAATGTCTTAGTCATTGTTGTTATTTTTCAGTTGTATTTTTTCCATGCTGCCTAGGATCATGTGTCCTAGTCAGAAAGAGTTTGTCTTTAATCACATCGTACATTTCCGTACGCGCATGACAGAGAACATTGTAATCACACCTAGGACAGAGGTTCTTAATCCAGCCGTCGCGATTAGGAGATTCGTCGGAGAGAATTGGCAAGAGCATCCTTGAGAGAAGGTCCCTAAGCTCCATTTCAAAATCCGCGAAGACTTCCTCCGTGAAAGATTTTGCGTCGCCGACTTTCCACTTTGCGGGTTTAGTCGTCAAGTGGCCTATGACAGGAGTTGAAGTAATCTTAAGCGACCTAGCCGCATCGGCCATTGTCTTATCAGAGAAGATATTATAGGCGAACTTCCACAAGACCCAAGGATAGAAGATGAACTGCACATCGTTATTGTATCCGGCAAGTGCTTCTTCGGACTTCCATTTTTTCGTGGTCTTATAATCAAAAACTCTCAACGTATCGTTCGTAAAGGACAGATGATCCATCGTGCCGCAGACTAGAATCGTGTAGCGTTTTCCAGCAACTACGGTTTCTAGCCACGGAACCTCGAAGTAGAATTCTTCAGCCGATTTACCGAAGATAACTGCTGGCGCTGGAAGTAGGTTCGAGGGGTATGCGGAACAGAGTCCGACTACTAGACGCTCGTCAACAGCTGTGGACTTTGCGTAATCCGTAGCCGCTTTCAACGCACCTAGCATGTCCTCGCGTTGCTTAGAAATGAACAGATGAACGGAGGTTCCTAGCGCGTAGGATTCGTTGATAGCTTTAGTGCGTAGTCCTTTAAGTGTGAACGAGAAAGCGGTCTGGCAAAAAGATTTCTTTAGCAACGATGCATCAACCCTAATGACGGTTGAATCTGGTGCGATAGTTTCGGTGAAGGTAAATGTCATAGCTGTTATCGGACTCGTCGTGTTAGTTTAACCGCATTCTTAACCGGCTCGGTTTCAATTCCCATAAGCTTCGCAAGTTTATCAGCCATTACTTCTGTGTGTGGTTTAATCCCAAGAGGTCTAGTGTAAGGGAAATAAACCGCTAGATATTCCTCCAGTTTCTTATCGGTGATCGTATCCAAAGAAGGCATTGCTAAGAGTTCTTCGATAGTCATTTGGATTGGGTGAAGTAGCGATGGGCTAGGTTGAACATATCGTGTTCTTCAGCGTTTGTTCGTAGTTCTGAAAACCTCTTGCACATCTCCACAAGAAGCTCGGCTTCTCGCGCGTCAATGAACGTGGCATAGAGTCGGCCGTCAGACCAGCGAACAGCGTGCGGATTTGTTTTATCTAGGACGAGTTTTTGTTTCATGAGTCAGTCCTTCCTGAATTCTTAAGACCGATTTCGACAGGAGACATTGCATAAGCTACGAAAACACCATTGTATCCGACAGATATGTCGCACATAAAGCTACCGGTTGAGTCAACTAGTTCTTCTAGTTCACGTTTTGAATCAGGATCAATCGACAGGATTCTGTGGAACCGAGGACGTTTGTTCTTATCGACGCCATCGTACGACGTTCGCGAGAACCACTGGATCACATCGCCTTTGAGCTTCTCGACCTCGGCGATTTTACGTGTCGCGCTTGGCGGAATATCAGAAGGTCCCGGCGTGGTAGCATTAGAGTTTACCGAAGCAACCAAATCGACAGCTTTCTTTCTCGCGTACCCCAGCATGAATCCACGCTCGTCGGGAGTTTTGTATAGACCGACTCGCTCGACGAGTTCTTGCTGTTCTGCTGTACCCATTTCCCTTAACCACCTCAAACCACCATTGAGTTTAGAATAGAGTGTAGTTTTTGGGCACTTGAGTCGCACGCTATCCCATTCGAGCAAGGGCTCTCCGTTAGCACGCCAAGCGGCAAGTTCTTTCCATAGACTAGCACCGTATCGTTCATCGAAGTAGGGGATTTTAGAGGGATTGTATTCCCGTGGGGATAGGGAAGATTTTGTTAGGCGCATAGATGTTAGGTGATAGAAGTTTTAACCTGCCCGACTATTACCCAATTAGTTTTTGGGCTGTGCTTGCGAGCCAATTCTAAAAGATGCACAGCTTCTGGTAATTCCTTTACTACCCCACCAAAACTATCCTGACCCATACCACCTTCTTCATTCCAAAAAGCTTCAACTGTAAAGCTTACGGTATGCTCTGTGACGATTTTAATATTCATTGTTAAAACATAGAAGCATTTCTAGGACCAAAGTTCTAGAGATTTTTTAATGGGTTATAAGTCTCGAAGACATTCTTCTAATGACATGCCTAGTATGTAAAATCGCACTAGATACGATTCAATTCCCCTAACATTTCCTTCCTCATAACAAGCTCTCGGAATTATCTCGTCGCCGGCTTCGACGCGTTTATCTAGGTCTTTATCAAAGACATCCTTGATCCCTAGGTTATCAGCGATCCTGCTTGCGATTGGAATGACATCGAGAGGTCTATCGCGTAGAGGAGTTGTGCGTAGAACGATCTTGTTGATTCGATGGTACAAGTCACTCCTGAACTCACCCTTCGCGATCATGTCCTTAAGGTTCTTGTTCGTGGCGAAGACGAACTTGCACTCGACCGTATACTCGGAACTGCCACCTACGGCACGAGCCTGACGAGTTTGAAGAACCCTTAGCAACTTCGTTTGTTGATTAGGCGGTAGATCACCAACCTCGTCGAAGAAAAGCGTACCAGTTCCAGCCGTTCTGAAGAGACCCTCGGTGGAGTGGTCTGCGCCAGTGAACGCGCCTTTCGTGTGACCGAAAAGTAGAGACTCGAATAGACTATCAACAATCCCTGAACAATTCACTGCATGAAAAGAATCCTTCGTGACGATTGTAGTCCGTCCGATGATTTTCTGCTCATTGTTATTGCCATGGAAGATTCTAGCTAGGAGTTCTTTGCCTGTGCCAGTTTCGCCAAGAATTAATACGGGAAAGTCGAACTCGCTAGCATCACGAGCGATTTCTACTACGCGCAACATGGCTGGATCGTAGGTAACGAATTCCGCGATGGCAAGTTTTTGCGGGGTCGGTGCGATCGTGATGCCTTGACGACGCGCGGCTCCGGCTAGGATGCTATTGACATCGGCGACGGTCTTAGGTGCGACAGGTGTAGTTAAAGTGTCGGCGAATTTGGTTAGTTTCATTCTTCTTCCTCCTCATCAGAATCTTCGTCTGTTATGATCTCTCCGATTTCGACTGCGACTGGTTCGGACAATTTATAGTCCAAAGGTTTGAGTTTTTCTTTAGCGGCTGCGTCCGCGAGTTTAGATTCTAGGTCTAGGTCTAGGCCAGTAGAAGCCGTAAGTGACGTGAGTTTCTTTACGAGAATAGGTACAACATGTTCAGTTACGATCGTTCCCTCGAACAAGACCATCCATTGATATGCATCTGATAAAGTATATTCTCGGTAGATGCGTCCGAATCCTTGCACGAATTCTTCGGCATAATAACACGGAAACGCGAGCATCGTCCTAGGCCTGACGGTTTCGATCTGTTGATCTAGGTCTAGTCCTGTGCCGGCTTTAGACAAGGTACCAATGCAGAACTCCGTTCGGCCTTCTTGGAAGTTGTCGATCTCATCCTGAAGTCCTTCATCGCTCTGAGCATAAAGCTTCATGGTCTTGAGCCACTTGTCCATGTCCGCCTGTTCCTCGGCAGAACGCTCGGTCTTCATGGCGGTGTTCCAATATTTTGTGGAACGATTATACTTCGCCCGCGCTTTCTTATCGGTCCAGACGAAGTTTTCATCGGTGGAAACTTTATGATGTTGACGCATCCAGTCATAGACCGACAAGCAGTTCTCGGCTGTGATGTTTGGTTCGCCGCCGTAGATAACGCTGATACGAGAGCGATCTATACCCCTTTTTGCAAACTCCATAAGGCACATCTTGATAGTCTCCTTATAGCTGCACATGATAACTGGCGCTCGGCCTTTGCCGTGTTCGATCATCGCGAGTTCGACAACGGACTCGGCGCCTTCGCGCTCGGCGGCTTGTCGGAAATTCCCAAACGCCGTGAGACGTGCGGCCCAGTCGTCTGGCTCCTTACCATTTTTGCGGCAGAGTTCTAGCCACTTTTCTTGCGCGCGTTCGTAGCGATCCTGAGATTCTTTAGTCTTGAAGTGGATGAACTTAACGCCGTTGTAGGACTTATGTTTCCTGGGGTCAGCAGGTGGATTAACTATTGCGGAAGCTACGCGATCATAATAGGAGAAGATATTTGCGACGGTATGTTCACCCCTAACGAGTCGTGTTAGACTTCCTTCACCAACTTGCCGACCGAAGTTCGGCCAAGAGATATCATCTACGATCGAACCACCCCAAGAAAGCTGACTCGCGAGACCGAAAAGCTTGAGATCTTCGCCGATGATGGCTGGCGTGGCAGACATGAAAAGGAACTTCGTACTTGGGGAGATAAAACCTAGTGCCCTTTTAAATGCCGCTGAGCCCTTGCGTTTGAGCTTATGGCTCTCGTCGAAGATTACAAGCGCAGGTTTTCCTAGCTTGAATTTGAATGCTTGTTCTGGTTCGTTGTTATAGGGATTAACCCTAGTGTATTCGGTAAAGAGTTCTCTCATCGAGGAAGACCTCAATTCGGAATAGGTCCTAACGATGATGTCATTCTCTAGATGCTGTCCCAATCCACAGCGTATTAGTTCGCGAGTGAACTTGATCTTCGTAGCTTTCGGTACGATACATATGACATTCCACAGCGGCATGTTCTTGCCGTTTCCGAAACCGTAATAGTCATTTTTAAGGAGATCATCAATGACTGCGGCGGCTATGATAGTCTTGCCAGTACCAGTTCCAAGTGGCAAGAGTACCGAGGAGGACTTGCGCTGGACGAAAAGAGCGTGTCGGATTTTGAACAGACATTTCTTTTGCCTAGGTTTAAGAGTCCTAGCACCTAGCTTTACTGTTCCGAGTTCATCGGATGTGGGAATTTTGACTGGTCCATCAGGCGTGTACACGACGTCGGTTTTAACGTCGAAGTTAGCAACTGGTGCAGGTTCTACGAAAGACTTCTGCGACTCTGTCACGGCCATCTCGACAAAATGGTCGCAGAATTTGAGCACGTTTAGATAGGTGCAAGGAATAGACTTGAACGAGATAGGAACGACTACGCTGTACCTAACAGTTAGATCATCCCAGGATTTGAACCTGATATCTTTCGCGTAATTCGCTATTGCTTTTGTCCTAGCGACCGCTGCTGAGCGTGCGGCGGCGGTGTTTTGATCGTCTAACGAGAGACTAGAATGTGACGATGGCTGACTAGCCTTCTTGCTAGGCGCTACTGGAATCTTGCTAGGAATACTAGCTGACACTAGACCGCTTCGGATTATTTTCATTGTGTTACCTTATCAACTTCTGCAATAAAGAGTTTGATTTTCTCTACGTCGTACTTAGCTCTGATAGAGAACTCGATTATCTGATTGAAGAACTGTTCTCTGTTATGCTTTCCGAATCGACGCCCTAGGCGCTCGGCACAGAGGCTTGCTTCTTCAATACAAGCTTCCTTGATTCTCAGGTCTCTGCGCCATTCAGAATCCTCATACTTGGACAAGCGGGATTTCTCTTGCGACTCGTTCCAAGTGATCGGTGTCCAAGCTGTGTAAACTGCGAGAGCTTTTGTTATATGAGGAATAAACAACTCGACGTCACTCTGCAAGGTTTTGGAGTAAGTGAACAAATCCACTGGATAAGAGATGACTTTTATGATCGCGCCATCTTTATCCTGCGCGCGAATCTGTTCAGCTAACTCCTGCTTGATAACAGTACAGTCTGGAAGAGCAGACGTGTTTCGCATTAGCCATGCGCGCTCTAGCGCGAGGTCGTCATCAATATCTAGCAGCGCTCTGAGGTCTGTTATGGAGAGGGTTATCATCTTGCCAGAGGTAAAGGATTCGGCCGGCACCAAAAACAGTCTGTCGTACGCTGTGGTTTAGTACAGCCCTTTTTATAACAGTAGGCAGAATTCTTCTCTCTACAACGCAGACATCTGTGTGAGTGACGCTTTCTAGGAAAGGGTCCGGTGTATTCAACGAGGAGGTTTGTCATATTATTTTTGATCTTCAATGACATCAATACGCGCGATTAGTTCGGCATCTTTAACCTGCTTTACAGTAAGTCCAATACTTCGTCCATACTCTTTCAGCTTATTCATTTCACGCGTGGTTTTCCAACGACGTTCTTGCACAAGTTTAAAAAGTCTACGAGCCTCATTGCGATGGTCAATGAGAAGCTGCAACATCTCCAATTCTAGCGCGAGGATTGCTGTGCCCTGTTTTAATGGCTTCATAAAAAAGAAAAAAGCCCTCTAGTAATGGTTAGTCACTAGAGGGCCACAGTTTGTTGCGTTTTGGTTCCTACCGTTTCGTTCCTTTAGGCTACGACCGTCTCAGTCTTAGCGGCCTTATCGGCAGCGACCTTCGCGGCCTTCTTCTCGCGCATGGACTTCGACTTCTGCTCCTTCGCAGCGAGCAACTCCTTCTGAAGCAGCGCAAGATCGCGCGAACGCTGGATAAGCGCCTTGCCTTCCTGCGCGAACGTGACCGAGTTCTGACCGCGCTCCTTGAGTAGAGCCTCGAAGCCGTCAGGATTGAGCAACTGCTCCTGAAGGTCAGACATGTGCTGCGTGAGCGCAGATGTGAGAGCCGCTTGCTGGGACTCAACCTCTTTCAATGAGGTCTTAGCAATAGCAACGCTAACGAACGCAGAAACAATCTTGTCCTCAAAGATCGCGCCATCCTTGGAGAAGACGATCTCGGCAACGTCGTCGAAGTAATCGCCGAAAATCTTGCTGAACAAGACCTTGCCGGAGTCGGCAGTGTGCGAGTCGGCTTCGTTCAAAACCGCCGTGAGGAAAGAACCGGCGGCGGTGTTGTCTTCGAGGATCGGCTCAAGAGTGACGTTCTCAGGAATAGTCCCGTCCTTCTTCTTGCGACCCTGCGTGATGATCTCTTCAAAGTCAAAGACGATTCCGTCAAAAGTGGCCGGAACGGTTGAGACTTCTTGATTATTGGTATCTTCTGACATATAACTAGTGTTTTATTGTTGTTGTTTTTACTGCGCAGTAACCTAAGGAGGCTACTAAAATTTGTGCTGGGGAATGTAGCTTAGCTGGAGGTATGCCACGTTTATTCGTTAAATTAACGTGATAAACTTGTTAGCTATCCATTCTCCGGGTGAAAGATCCGATTCAAAGTTCCATTTCTCTACAGATTTCACGAATGCTCCCGTGGTCGTCTCGGAGGTAATATAACCTCGAAAAGTCTTGTTGTCGGTGAGTCGAACGAGAACGTTCTGACGAGGCGTCGGTTCGGATTTTGTGAGTGTTTCGTTCATAATCAATTCCCTCCCAGCAACTGTCCGCATTCTTCGTCGGTCATATACAGGTTCTCTTGTCGCAGATATTGTGCCGGCCACGCGACGGAACCAAGTTCGGAAGATTCTACGTAAACTCGTACTTGCTCGTAGACACAACGTCTAGGCTCTCCTGAGAAGAATACTGGCGGCGTGATGTAGAGCATTGAGGGTGTGGGGATGTTCATTTTGGAAGAGTTCCGGCGGCGAAACAAATAATAGCGAGAATGGCTAATCCAAAGCTGGTTAAAGCTAGATATTCTCGATCAATGTGAAAGTGCTCGAATAAAGTTACAAGTCCTATAATGCTTAAACCAAAAAGGAAAAGTGCTACGCAGAGGCAAGTAATGATAATTAGATAGGTTTTCATTTGTCCTTTTGGTCTCCAACGAAATTAATCATCATGATGAAAAAGATACCAAGGATAACAAGTAAAGTTCCTAGAATAGGAAAAGCGTCACACTTACTGATACCTGTGGAGATTTCGATTATTCCACATATTAGGTTCATGCGTTGTTTAATGTTCATAGAGTTTCAATCTGTCCAAAGGTTGAGCGCCTTGACTAGCGCGGTGAGTTGTTGTTGCGGGGTGGAGTTAAAATAGGCATACAAGAGTTTGTAGCCCCAAATGTTGTCAGGAAAACCAACTGCTTTATCTAGTTCTCGGATAAAATCACGCTGTTTGTCCTCTGTCACCAACAGCTTCTCCCGTGCTGACGCGAGGAAGTTGTGGTCGATGGGTGGGAAAGTTTGTCCGATCGGATTGTCTGGATGAAAATGACCTTCTGGCAGGTATTCAATCCCCATCGCTTCGTAGATGGCGGCGGTTTGTTGGGTGGTGGTCATCGTCCCCCTCCCCGCTTGATGGACTCGGCGAGCATGGCTTCCGCGATGTAGAACGCCTGTTCGGCCGCGAACTTTGGCAAATCATCAATGTTGAACCCTCTATCCAGAATTACCCGCTGCTCGAATCCATCACTGGCCATGAGTGGCCCAATGACCGCCGCCGCGAAGTAGTCGAGACGCGACACGCCAGGATATTGGTCTCGTACGACCTGTTCGCCGGTAGTCGGTTGAAAGTCCATCCACTGGCACGGAAACGCCGGCCCTCCGTCTTTGGGTTGATTCATTCGAGTCCCTCCGCCACGCGCTTGGCGAGGCTGGTTGGCCATTCCTCGTCCGAAGTTCTGTAATCGCCATGACCGAAGCACTTCGTTCCTCCGAAGCCTTCAAAGTATGCGCGCTTCACTTCCTCCGCCGGCACGAGGCGGCACCAAAGGCCGCCAACATCAATGGCTGCATTGTATGTTAAGTTGCAACCGAGATAGTCGCCTACGTCAGTTTCCAGCATCTTGAGATGTATCAGGTCAGGATCAGTGTATTCGGAAAGACGCCACCAATATGCGCCCGGCGTGGTGGGTATGTTTGGAGTGAAGGTCATAGTTGAACCATGGATTCAATGCGAACTACTTCGCATTTGATTACGTTGGGTTTAGCAAGGGACATGTTTTCTAGATAACGTCGTGCTTTCTGTAACGCCTCGCGATTTTCTGGCGTGTCCTTAGCTTGGATAATTATGCGAAGCACGTTTAATGGCAGCTTGTGCTCTTCACCTGTGTCGCCTTCTAGATAGGATGATTTCACAGCCCAGCCTCCTTCCGTGCCGCGTCGAGCTTGGCGAGTGCGTCATTGATCTGCACGCAGAATGTTTCCCAGTGTTCGATTGAAACGGCATAGGCTGCCATTTCAGGAAGTTTAGTGGCCATTGGGCGATTGAGTAATACACGCTCCAACCCCTTCACCAGATCGCCGTTTAGGGAGACGTAGGATGTTCCGAGGCGCGGAGATTCGTTCAGCAGCTCCCTGATTGTGGTAACTTTGCCATCCTTTCCAACAAGTGCATGTGAAATGTTGTCCGAGAAGTTTAGCAACATGTCTCGCATCTCCGCGCAAGCCTTCTCGGCAGTTTCGGCGCGCAAGATTAATTTGGTAATCTCTTTGGCTGCTAGCTCGTCACCTGTAGCTGCAATAGCGTTCCAAGTATCGTCGAATTCTTGTTGTGTTTCTGTGAGTTTCATATCCAGAATCTAGTAAGGAGTAATGCAATTAGGAGAATGGTGATTACTAGCGAGAGTTTTAGTTCGTTGGGAGTCATGGGAAGTAAAAAAGCCTAGGTGTTAGCTAGGCTTTTGTGTGGAAGTTACTGAAATGGCTGCGGTTCGGATTTGGCTTGGGCTATGTCTTCGGCGGGACGCCGCAGGATGCTTGGGACATATTGGGAGGAAAGGGAGAGACACCAGAGGAGCTTTACAAGTCATGGCGGGTTGGTTTTTATCTAGCTGGTTCTCGCAGCTAGCCATAGCGACCCTGAACGTGCCAAGCCTATCTCCATGCTGCTAATGAACCTTTCGGTCTGGTGTCTCAAAAGAAAAAAGAACACAAGCTGTTACAGAAGTTTCGACGTGTGCAGGTACGAGCTGACGCCGACAGTTCTTGTGTTCCTAAAAGTAAATGAGCGCGACAGGATTTGAACCTGCACGAGAAGCTTCATCATGCATTGCTTCTCTGTTTCCCGCTTCGTGGCTGTGGCATGCTGAAGTATCCACGGGTCTGCGTCTGCACTTATCAGGTATAAGCTGATTTAGTCTTTCGACATTCCGCCACGCGCTCAAAATTGGTTGAGCCTTTTCGCGTCATGCTCAGGACGGCCTATACTGTGTTACGCCTGTACGTCTGCCTAGCACACAGCAGGGTTTTATGACGTTTCCCCATATCAGCGCGGCGCACTGGAGCCTTTTAGATGTCACGGATTGCTCAGGACAAGTTGTCCGCTTGGACTTGAACCAAGACTACGATCTTAAGGGAACGCGTGCTGATTACACTACAGGACAAAATCATAGAGCTTTTAAGGACAAGCTCTTGAACCTAGCCCTTTACAGTTTGTTCTCTGTCGGTTTTACGAAAACCGCTAACGCCTTGTGTAGCGCATGGGTAAAGTAACAGCTGGCCGAAGCGACTATTGCCGTCGTCTTGCGCAAGGGTTTCTGCAAGTTGAATGGGAACTAGGAAGGATTTGAACCTCCGTCAGAACTTAGCCGACCTATGCGCAATAGGGATTTAGACCACTCGTCCACTAGCTCTCAAACGCGTTAGACCAAGAAACCTGATCTAACGACTTTGAAAGCAAGTTACGTCGTTAACTATTCTGACTACGACGACATTCTTTCACAAATTTAATAAGCATTAAAACGGCCAAATAAACCGGATAAAGCCAAGTTATCCAGAGCATAGCCGCGAAGACTAACAGAATGATTCCAAATAGCATCCACATACTCGAGTCAGTTAATAATTCCCACTTCTCACAGCTGTCTTAGTACTATCTAGCCAAACCCTTACTTCTTCGCCATATCGCGCAAGGTCTATGCCACGATTAGCATTACGATGATAGCCTGAATACATGCGATGTTCAATTTCGTTACAGCGCTGACAGACGCCTGTCGAACCGTTGCTGAACTTAACGGAGAGATTTCCACAGGCACAGCGCGCCGGAAGTTTGTGAGGGTAGTCTGAGGGTTTCATAGAGCGAGTTTAAGTATGGTTACGAGACAAACACTAGCAATAGTGAGAAAGACAATCGCTGTCTTTAGACAGCTAATTCGCGTTGGGAAATAGTGATAAGAGGACGATTTGGCTTTCATAGTGAGTGAATAGATTTACTGCTGCTGAAGAAAGCTTTCGAGCTTAGCACAGGCGCGTTGTGTGGTTTTAGGACAGAGTGAAATTCGTGCGTGATAATGGTGTACGAAGCGAGAAGGTCCCACGTTAAAGCTAGCGTATAAGTTTGCTGGAGTCGGTAGCACGTCGTGTTTGACAAGATAGACTTCTAGCCAGCGCGTATAGTTCATCGCGACCTTGGTGGATTCGACTTCGTCGTAGGCGCCGAATGGCCAGCGTTCTGGATCGCCACCGCCAGTTAGCCAAGCGGCTTTGTGAAGTTGGTAGGCTCCGAAGGCACGAAAGTCTCCAGTAGACTTGTCGTAGTCGCCCTTTGCTTGGAAGTTTCCTGAAGATTCGACATGAGCGATTGCGGCAGCTAGGCGAAAATGTTCAACCGCTAAGGAGACCTGCGCAGAAGATGCGGTCGCGAGGAGTGCTAGGGTTAGGGTTTTCATGAAAAGAGCCAATAAGTAGTTATCTTATTGGCTTTGTGGTCGAAATAGTCTTGTGGTCTAGTGGATACCCGGCTGCTTGGTTAGCCGCTTCGCGGCTATGGATGTGTGGATATGGGTGAATCCTTTTGCCTAGTCAAAAAATCCGCATGAACTTTAGGCATGAGTTCTTCGGCGGTTACTGCTACCACGTAAAAACAACGCGAAAACGCTCGTGCGCTTTTGTCGTCGGGAAAAGCGATTGTTTTGAGATATTCAAGCTCGGGCTTTGTCGAAACCATTCGTTCAAAGGTTCCAATCGGATCAGTGCCTTCGTAGCAATGGAGTCTTTTCTCACCATGGTGATAGAACACCAACGCGAAGAATTTGGCGTTTAGACGTTCCATAGTAGTTTTTGGTCGGCTGTTATCTATATCTATGCGTGCAGCTTCTTTATACATGTCAATGTTGGCCGAGTTAGTTTATTGCACGTCTGGGCTCGCCTTGTGCGCCAGTAGCTATCCAGCTACCCGCAGGCGCTTCGCGCCTAACCAAAGACCAAGTATCCACAGACCTTGCTCCGCTAACATACTAGCCACGGAGACATAAGCATAGAACAGGCCAAGACTTTAGGAGACTAGAACCTTCGTAGATTGTCAACCAATCCAGCGTTTCTATAAGCCCAGCCAGCAGCTTCAAAGGGCTTAACTCCATCTGCTCGCATTGCTTTGATAGCGAACTTATCCCTTTTCGCAGAAGACTTACTTCTAGCGACCGTTCCGGCGTAGTCGGTCGCGACGTAGCCTTTGCGCCGAACGTAATCTTCCGAGAAAGCATACGTCGGAGGCTTGTAGTTGTCTAAAAACTCACGTTGCTCCTTAGTTAATGGCTCTATCGTTTTCATGATAACAAAAAAGCGCAGACTTTAGTGCATAGTGCTTCTATGCTCTAAACTCTGCGCTGGCGAGAGACTTTCGTTATTCAAGGGCGAAAAGGTTAAGCAATTACTTCCTAACCTTCTGTTGCTTAGTAGCAAAAGGAATAGCACAGCATGCTGGGCTATTTGAACTTTCTACTTTACACAACGGCGAACCCTTGTTGCCAAGTCTCTATTTATCGTTTCTCATGCCTTGCGTCGCTTAGGTATTGCGACTCGTTGCTCTTTTGTCGGGTCTTTCCCGCCACACAGTTTCGCTGCATGACCCGTTGAAGTTCCAACGGCCAACGTTCCCATTTGGCTTTGGCCATACTAGCTTTCTAGTCGGCACCTATGGGCCTTTCGCATCTTGTAAAGTTTAGGCAACCAACGGAACTAGTCCGCTCCGTTGGAAGTTTGCTTTGTTTAACTAGGCGTTAACTGTCTCGCCCGTTGTCTCCGCTGACTTGTTTTCGGGCTTCGTCGCTTCTACGAGTCCGGCCGCAACTCGACACCATTCCGCTAGGTTTGCCGGTACCGATGGCCAAACTCCCCATGCCTCATTAAACACCAGCGAGTCCCTAGTGAACTGATACACGTTCAGTGGTCGTTCCGTGCCTTGTTTCACGGCGATGCTACCAAGCTCGAACTTGCGAGTATCGGCACCCTTAACGGTGCCGTCTTTGAGCTTGAGCTTGGCATATTTGCCGGACTCATTCTTCGCCTTCGTTTTCGCGGGGTCAACGACTTCAAACTCGTATTGCCCCAATGCGCTGTGAACGGTGTTCAGTAGGCGTTTCTCGGCCGCTTCCGTTGCCTTGTCGTCATTCTTCACTACGCAAAGCGCGGCGATGGATGGGACAAGGTTGAAGTGCAATTTATGTGACATAACTTTTCAGGCTCTGCAATCCCTTTGGCTAGTGCTATCTCACGTCTATTTGACGCGCCATAGTCTATGCTCAACTGGTTGCCTGAACTTTACAATCTGCTCCGACAGTCCGATGCCTTGTTGCCAAGTCTGTTACTCGGCCCAAGGTCAAATTCCTGCCACGCTTTGGAAATAGGCTCTACTGCCCGGCCGTCGTGCTTGCGCCCGCTAGAATCATCATAGTCTAGCATTCCTCCGCACGCTGACACTATTTCACTCGCGTTTGGTTCCCGGTGGTTACGGGTTCCCTGCGTGTCAAAACTCACGCCAGCATTTAAGCGCGCTGGCTAATGACTCGCGCAGGGACTATCCCGCGCCGTCTTTTCGCTTCAAGACTTCTAACAGCACTCGCTGCTAAGGTCTGACAAAGAGGCTAAACTTGTTAGCCTCCGTTGTCAAATCTTAGTTCCTACAAAGCTAGCCTCACAACTACAAAGCAAAAACCGGCGATTACGAAACAAGCTCCAATAATTCCTATCTGCTCTATTTTTTGCACGTCACGAAGCTAGAGTCTTTTTCTCGACGTGTCAAAATCTTTTCGCGTTTATTTCACTCGCCCAGCTCTAACTTGTTCTCTAGCAATATCTTGCCTAGGGCTAAAAATCTCACTTTAACTCGCGAATAAATTTGGCACGGTTCTAATTTCATTCCTTTGTTCACTCTACTTGCTTTCTTGGCTCATTTTCGTGCATTTTGCAAGATTTCTCACAAAAGAGAGTGTTTTTGCTTCATAAATGGCTGAAAGTGAAGGTTTTAGCTCTTTTTTCATTAAAAAAGTTCTAAAGGTTATAGGTTTTATATATATATATATATGTATATATATTTTAATATACTAGAATTCTTCTACTAATTATTTTATTATTTTATTTTCGCCTCTTTTGACATTTCAAACTCCTTCTCAACAGAATCTTTTTAATCTTCTCACAAGTAAACTTACAAACGTGAATAAGTTCCATATAGGAACACAAGTCGTTACCTAGCAGAGACTTAGCAAAGTCCTAACAAAGTAACATAACCATCTTGAGTAGCATACTCGTTGTGTTTTCATAAGTGAACAAGTCTGTCTCAATCCTAACTAACCCGCGCAAGATACTCATGATTGGGCTACACCAACCCCAGAAAGGCGATGCGGAATACTACTAATCGTTCTAAAAAATTTACATCAATTTTAGAAACCTAGGGACATTAACAGCTAGAACCTATTGGCATAGATCATGCAAAGAAAACGTAGCAAAGATGAAGATCATCAAAAGCACCGGTTCGGAAGAAGCCGTTACAATAGAAGACTTGCGAGCATTCATGCCGGCGCCCAGTACGAATTTCAAATCGCGAGAGATTGAACAAGAAACCGAAAAGCCCTTAGTTGAAACAGCAGTCGAAGTAACTGAACCCACCGGCGCCCTCCCCGCGCCCGTCGCCGTTTCAACAAGAAAACATCCCAACGTCGAAGCAATCGTCAACGCCTACGAAGGTGAAGGGATTTCGGTTGATAACATCGCACAGATGTTCGATTGGGAAGCTTCTCTCGTAAGGATCATTCTCGCACAAAAGTCCAAGCTATACCGAATCCAAGAGAATGTCAACACTGATGGATCAAAATTCGAGTTAGTATCTGATGAAGACTTTTTCGAGATTAAAGATGCGTTTCTCACGATGGTTAAAAGCGAGAACGTTCTCAAACCCGCAGATCGAGCTAAGAATATGCGATGGCTTCTTGACGAGAAGAAGGGTCGCAATGATGCAATCAAAACCGCGCCCGTTACCAATAACATCGTTTCTCTTAACCAGTTCATTAAGTCGAACCGTGAGAAGTACGAAAAACGGATCGAGCGATTGAGAGGCTCGAAAGAGGCCATTGAAGCATGAGCTTCGACGCGAATGACTCTGAAGGTTTTGCAACGCATGACGAGTTTCTCTCGATCATGCGCAAAAAGATTGACGGGAACAATCATGTCGTGGAAGAACCTCCACCGGCGCGAGCAACCCGAAAAGCCAGCGAGAACATGGAGGTCCCCTCAAAAGGTCTCCATGATTTCTCCGGGAACAAAGAATATGAACCACTTGAATTCGCATCTGCTTACGAGTTCATGCTAACGTATCACGACGAGTTCGAGTTGTACGATTGGCAGATCGAGGAACTAGAAAGACTCTCCGGTTGGAACGAAGAAACTGGAACATACATCCAACCTACGTCTGTCGAGCCAATGCAGTACTCTCTCGCAGCAGCAAACGGCTCTGGTAAGGATAACGTGCTCATAGCAGGATTTATCTTGTGGTTCTTAGCCACTAAGACACACGGCCAAGTTCGTGTCACTTCTAACACCGCGGCACAAATCGACGCGCAGACATTCGCGCACGCGAAATACTATGCGCAGAAAATTAACCGCTCTGGAGTCTATGGCGAAGAGCTATTCCAAATTAAACACCTCCATATCGAATGTGAACGTACTGGGGCGAAATGCCTTATGTTCGTCACGAATGAAGCTGGACGCGCGGAAGGCTTTCACGCCAAGTTCGGAAACCCCTTTGCAGTTATCATCAACGAAGCTAAATCTATCGACGACGCCTTGTTTGGTGGATTTGTTCGTTACACAGGCTGGACGCATTGGATAGAAATCTCTTCAACAGGATACCGACGTGGACACTTCTACCGTAAATTTACTTCGCCAGAAGCTCTCTCATATCCGAAACCACTCCAATATGGCATTCTGTGGAATCGAAAAATCAAGGCTAGTGATTGCCCGCATATCATGTCGGGCAAAGCGCGAATCGCCGAGATCATGCGTGATTTCGGATCGGACAGCATCGAATACCATTCCGCAATCGCAAGCGAGTTCTCAGACGGGTCGTCAAATGACATTCTGATTAAGGGCAAGTACTGTGAATATGCTGATCCAAAAGAAGACACATACGGATTACCGAAAGTCGCTGGTGTCGATTTATCTCTCGGCGGAGATGAAACCGTAGTGAGCATTTGGCAAGGAAACTACAGGGTTGCACAAGTTTGTCTCAAGGAGCGCTACGAGCCCACGTTACACTTTCGTCTCATAGAGATTTTCAAAGAGCATGAACTCTTGCCGGAGAACATCATCGCAGATGCAGGCGGTCTAGGAAAGCCAATCATCCACAGACTTGCTGAGGCAGGCTGGCCCGTTGACATGTTCAACTTCGGAGGTTCCGCTAGGAACAAATCGTACTACACGAACATCGGCGCCGAGCTATGGATGATAGTGAAAAGGCTAGTCGAGGAGAAGCTAATAGTCCTGCCAAGAATGGACTACAAATTGCTAGAGCAATTAACCTCGCGTAGGTACGACACGTTGTCAGGGAAGATCAAACTTGAGTCGAAAGAAGATGTTCGTTCAAGAGGTGAGGATTCTCCCGATCGTGCCGACGCGATGATAATGGCGTGGAGTCGTTATGATATTGATGCTTTTCGAGCTCTGGCGAAACCCGGATCGGTTAAAGGTGCTAAGCCGTTGCCGAATACGCGTACGGCGCCGGAGCCAGTCTCGTTCAATTTCCAAGCGATACAAGCTGAGATGGAACGGCGGCGAGAATCCGGCGCGGGAATTACTTTTGGTGGTCAACGTAGTAAACAACGTAGAGGAGGATTTATATGGGCTATGACAAATTGTCGATGAAGAAAAGCAACAAGACACCTTTTAATGACAAGCAAGAAGCGAGTTCTGACAAAGGCGATCAGTCTCATGAATTCATAGATCGTTTCATCGAAGGACTTTCTAAAGAGGAAAAAACCTATGCTTGTGACAAACTGCAATCTGCGATCAATGAGGAAGATGGCGAGAGCGAATCTCCCATGATCGACATGGAAAAGCTCAAGTCATCCGATTTTGATCTGACTGATAAGAGCGACGACGCAGAAGAACTCGACGACGAGGCTTAATTTCTATGAACGAACTCAACACCAACAGCGCCGGTGTCGCTGCAGTTCAAGCGCCGGCGATAATCTCTTTGTCGAACTTCTCGCGGTTTAAGCAGTACTTCACAACTCTCTACGAAGGATTCAATGAAAGTGTCATTAACGACCAGTGGAATGCTAGGAACATCCGGCGGCTGGAGGTCTCAGTCGATTCGCTCCAGCAGTCGGGCAAGCTCGAAGCAGACGAAACCTACATCCCCGTCCGAATCATTGACCGAAACGTCAAAGCGCGAATGCCTAGTCGACTTGCCTATCTCAAGTCAGCCAATCGCCTCGCCATCTTTGAAGCGCAATTCTCGCTCGAAGCCATCGATATCCAGCCCAACACCTCACGACTCGAATCCGAATTCTGGCGAGTCCTCACCTACGACAACTGGGAAACATCCTACATCGCTTCCTCAGACGGAGCCGAGTTTGTCGGATGGAACTGGCTCGAAGTCCTCTACACGCCGACGGAAGGTTACGAAGGCCACTGCGGAATCTTCCAAGTCGGACGCGAAAACCTGATCTTCGACACCGGAGTAGATGACATTCAGAAATCTAAAATCGTCGTAAAGCGAATTCCGATCACACTTGTCACGCTTGCAGAATACGCAAAAGTCTTCGCGTTCAAGCCAGCATTCGTAGCGAAATTGATGGAGCAAGTCAATCTTGTCGATACCAATTCCGGGCCTGGGAGCGCGAGCTATGATAACGCAGATGACTCATGCATCTACATCTTTCGAGCATTTTGGAAAGAAGGCGGAGTTGTTAAAACCGCTTTCTACGCCGACGACCTAGAAGACTGGCTCAACGATCCGCACGATTTTTACAATGGCGTTGACAAGGAAGTTGAACAAGCTCCAGTAGTTCAGCCGGGTTCGCTAGTTCCAGAAGCCACGAAAGTCTGGCAAAAGGAACCTTCGCGAGAATATCCTTTCGTACCGGTTCTTAGGTCAATCACAGAAGACTTGCGCATAGCACAGACACAGGGTTCCGTTTCGGCTGATTACGGAATCCAAGAAGCAGCTTGTTCCGTGTTCTCAGCACTGGTCAACATGGGCAATAGACACGCGCAGACCATGTGGTCGCCGGCTGGTGACAATTATGACAAGACCGGCGCTCCAAAGCAGCTTTCGATGAAGCTTGAACGCGGGCAAATTTGGGATCGTCCAATGGCTGCATTCTCCACGCCGCCACCAGACTCCACGCTTCCGAACATCATTCAAGCTCTTGAACAGTGCAACGCGCAGAATAACCAACAGATCGCATGGGCAGTTAATAACCGTAAGGATTCTAGAAAAACCGCAACCGAAGTCGGCGAAGCGGCAAGGACTCAGTCCGAGATCAACTCGTCCGAGACGTTCATGTTTAGCATGTGTCTTAGGCAAGCATGGTCTATGGCTTGGCCAATCATCCAGTCGCAAGCGTTGCAAGGATTGATTGTGTTTTGTCCCATGCCTGACGGTACGAACGACGTAGAGTTGATTCGCAAGTCCTACAAGCTCAAAGCCGCCGGCGATACTGATTACGTTGAGAAGCAAAAGACAATCGTGAACATGCAGCAAGACATGCCTACCATGTTGCCGACGCCGGCGGGGCCAATGTTCCTAACGCATTATCTTAGACTCAGATATCCTGCTGAAGCGGATACCTACATCAAAGCACTCGATGCACAACGTGCGCAAGAAGAACAACAAAAGAACGCTTTGTTGAAAACCGCCGTTACTGACCCGCACACAGGTGAACTCGAACCGGAGTTCCAGCCATATCAGGCACAAATCGCACAGATGCTAGCACCGAAGCAAGCTGGCGCTAAGACTAGTCAGCAACAACCCCAACAATCTCCCCCGCAGCAACAAGCAGCATAAAACAACAAATATGAATGTAACAATGAGAGACGCGATTGCGTCTGTAAAACCAGTAGAAGAAACATCGCCGAAGGAATTGACTGATTATCAGGTTTGGTTGACTCATCCACAGACGAAGCGATTTAAAGCTATGCTAGAATCTGCACGACAAGACTTTCTTGAACGCGCGGAAAAAGCCAACATGACTGATAATGATGAACATGTCAAAGCTTGCCTTGCTTCGGCTCTGACTCTTAACAACATTATTCATATCAATCTCGTTTAATGAAAACCACCTCCTCCACTCCCTCCGCACCAGTCTCGCGTCCTGTTTCTAGGTCTAATCCAGTCTCTACTCCGGGACTCACAGAGCGAGACTTTGACCAAGACTCAACACACATCGGTAATGAAACCACCAACCCAAGTGCTGGTAACATTGACTTGCTTAGCCTTGCTGACGGGCGCAGTAGCCAGTCTGACCCCGTGCGTCCCGACGGGCGTTCGCCGATTAAGACTATCGATGCGAATGACTTGCGAAAGTCTGCGAAAGAAAAAGACCCGTTTAAGAAGTTAAAAGAACCCGAGCAAAAAGCACAGGATGATCCTAGTGCTGATGGTGAGGAAGTCGTTGCTCAGGACAGCACCGATAGCAAAACTCTTGAAACCGCTGCCAAGACCTCGCTAGAACTTGAGCCAGTTCTAGACGACGAAACTGAAACCGCTGCCGCGTCAGCTGAGAACGCAGCCGGTGCTGGTTCGGGTGACGGTGTTGTCAAACCTGACGAGAAGCGCGCTAGGGATTACTCACAGTTCAGCGATCCCGACTTCGTAGCCTACGCGAAAAAACTCCCCAACGACGCCTTCGCGAGACTCACGAAAAAGTTCCAAGACTTCGAGAAAGAAAAAACCGAAGTCAAGCAACTCAAGGAAGTCTTGGCAAAAGCGCCAACCGTGCCTTATGAACAAGAAGGCGGTTACGTCATGGACCCGAATTGGAAGAACGTCACAAACGCATTCAACGCCTATCAGTACGAAGCGAACCACTGGGACGTACAGCGCGACAGGATCGAAGCCGGCGAAGCTTGGCAAGACTTCCGAGGCTTCGACAAGGACGGCCAGCCAGTGCTCGTTACGATCGCTGCGCCGGAAAACGGCATCGTCAACAAGCAGCATCTTAAAGCGGTCGAGCGTGCCTATCTGAAAGCCGATTCTGACTTGAATCGTACACGCGATTCGGCTGCTGGTTTGATTAACAATCACCAACAGCGCGTTCAGCAAAATCGCGCCGGCATGGCCGAAATGCGCAAGAAGCTGTTTCCAAAATCGCATGAGTTCGACAAGCTCGAAGGCGAAGACAAAAAGAACTTCAACCTAGCAGCGAGTCTGTTTGAGCCTCAATACAGAGAGAATCCATTCGTCATCAACAACTGTCTCGCTTATGTCGAAATGGCTAAGTGGTCAGTTGCTGCGGCGAAAATCGGTGCTGAGAACAAACGTCTGAAAGCAATGCTCAACGGCCAAAAAGCCTCAGGCAATATCTCGCTGCCGAGTTCGGCTAGTCCTGACAAGGACGGCTCAGAAGGTCCGATGATTAACCTGAGGAAACTTGCACAGGGGATGTAACTCATAACACAACTAAATTATGCCCGTACTTCATGGAGTCCTAGGACATGTCGGAACAATGCAGCAGCATGTTGCTCCACCTGAGCGCACAGAGCCTTTGTTGCAAGCGGCTAATATGCTTGCCGGAATTGCCTGTCAGAAAATCAAAACCGTTTCCGAGCGAGAAGAACTTCTAGCCGATCTACAAACTTGGCTAAACAAACTGCGTAAGTTTGAGGAAGAACAGCAAGCGAAAACTATTGTTAGGCCTTTGATTCGTTAAGAACAAAAACAACAGTAATACAGCATATGAAAACATTGACAGAAGGACACAAGTACGAATTGGATCATTTTGAAAGCTTTGGATTACCTGGTTGCAAGGTACAGACTTTGCAGTTCATTGAGAAGATTCCAAAGTTCGGCTCGATGACAAACGAACTAACCACCGTTAATGATGGCACTACCAACGAGGAAGTTTTGCGTATGCTCATTGATCGTATGCAATACCTACAAAATAAGTTTCCTTGTCGTGAGAATGCTTTGGTTATTACCAAACTTGAAGAGTCCTTGATGTGGCTAGAAAAACGCACAGCTGATCGTAAAAATCGTGGAGTCGAAGGTAAACAGCTCAAGTAAACTTGGCACGAATAAAGCTAATCATCTCTCAAGCGATAAATTCGCAAACGACAATCGGAGTAAGTTAGTCTCTAACTTGCTTCTGCTAGAGACGCCAACGGCGGCTCAAAGCGAACAAAGAGTGCAAACTCTCATGTTTCTTTGACCAGTCGTTGGCGTTTTTATTTTTCGCGAAACAGTAGCTAATCAGTTAACACTAAATAATATGCCGGTATTCTATAACCTTGCTCCAACGAATCCGTTGCTGAGCGAAATTCAGAACACAAGCTGGTACAATGAGTTGCCGGTTTGGATGGCCATGCAGGAAGTGAACGATCTTATCGACTTTCCTCGCTGGACTAAAAAGTACAAGAAGCGGTCGTGGAAGCCGAACATGGGTCCGCTACTCCAGACCGTGATCGCTGAGCGTTCTCCGAAATCTTCTCAGGTCAACACGCCTGCGAACATGAACGAGACCACGCTCTCGACGGTCGTGGCTCATTACGAGCGCGCGAACTACGCGAACATGAAAGTGCAGAACTTTCAGTCGTTCCAGTTTCATTGGCTTCCTTCGCAGGAAGACTTCCGAACTGGTCAAGTTGCTACCGCTAAGGACGATCTCATGCGCCAAATCTCTTTTGCGTATGACGACTTCATTCGTTGGCAGGCTTTCAACACCGCGCCGAATGTTTATGTTGTAGGCAAGGCTGGTGGTGGTCTTACGCCAGTTCTGTACGGTGAAGCTACGCCCACGTCTACTTGGCGTGATGCTAACTTCCTTACCACACAGGGCAACAACGTCGGAGCGGTCGGTGCAGGTTTCTTGAACTACGAGCAAATCTGTGCAATCAGGACGATCTTTGAAACCATCGTCGGTGCCACGCCTTGGAATGGTTCGCCGGGAACTCCGGCCGAGAACGCCACGCTCAAGGGCAAGTTCATCCTGACTGGCGGCTCTGACATCTATGACGCTCTTGCGTTTGATCGTTGGGTCTTGGACAATCGTCCGATTCAGATGAACCTGCTGAACTCCTTGTTCCGCGGTGCCATCTCGGATAACATCACGTTCCTTCAGGAAAAGTGGCCCATCGCGTTTACTGAGGCTGGTGTCCAGCCGCCTGAGGAAATCGAAATGCAGTTGCCGAACCTCACCTATGGTTCGCAGTTCAACTACGAAGTCATTCCTAATCCGGACTACGTTAACGCTCCTTATCGCGTTGCGTTCCTTGAGGGAAATGAGCCGAGCGAAATCCTCGAAATTGGCCCGCCGCCCGCGCCGTTCTCCCAGCAGAACATCTCGCAAGAGAAGTTCGTGAAGATGAAGTGGAACGGCGAAGTCAAGCTCACCGATAACTTGCTCATTAACTATGGTAACGGAATCACTCCCGATACCAACAAGTACGGTGAACTCGTTCAGCTGATCGCTAAGTGTGCGATGGGTTTCGTGCCTAAGAAATCCCGTTGGTGCTTGCCGATTATCTATCGCGTGAATCTCACGCCGTCGCTCAATGGCAACGCGGCCTAAGTTGTAAACCATAATAATAACTAAAATGAAAAACTATCTTAAGTCTCTCATTCTCGTTGCTCTTGCTTGCTTCGGCTTGCAGGCGCAGACTATCAGTTCCGGCGCGTTGACCGCCGCGACTAACAATCTCGTTTCGACGACCGGCGTTGCGATTAACGTCTTGACGCTTTTCGATACGTCCGGTTCGGCGAATCCGATGATTGTTTATGACAACGACGTAGTTACCACGACGAACATTACTCGTCCGGCCTACGTTTCTGTCACCAAGTACAACACGAACGTAACCAGCACGTTTACGAATATCTATGGCGTTATTAGCACTAACACCAGCGCATACTTGTACACGCTCTACACGACTAACGCGCAGGCCACGGCCGAGGCGAATCGCGTATTGACTGTGGTTGTTCCAGCGAGCGGTAGCGTTACGTTTGATGCTGCTACGTACGGAGTGCTCGGTACCACGCGTGGACTCGTCATCAAGTCCACGGGTGCTGGCCAGTACCTCACTTCGTTCAAGTCATTGCCTTATTAAGCAATGATCTAACAGAGCGATTCAGAAATGGATCGCTCCAATTAGCTCATTCTTTTTCGTTAGTCTCTATGGCTTATTTTAATCTTCGTTGGAATCGGGCAGTTGCCACGTACCAAACCGTGGCCGCTGTTACGACACAGGTTCTAACGCCTTATGTCCAAAACGAATCTCCTTTAGTTGGCGAGGATGAAGGAGCGATTTTAGTCACACTAGCAGATGACACGTCTGGTGCGACGATTCGGTATACGATTGACAATACATCAGTAACAGAAGACTCGCCTGAGTATACCGCGCCGTTTGTTGTCTCCTCAGGAACAACCTTTCTCAGGGCAGCAGCGTTTAAAACTGGCATGGTTGATAGCGACGAAATGCTTGCTATCTACATCATCGGCGAAGTCGCTGATAAAGTCGCCACTCCAACATTCTCGCCCACGAATGGCAACTTCGCCTCAACAGTTACGGTCACGCTTACTTGCGCGACAGTTGGTGCGGACATGTACTACACGCTCGACGGCACCACACCAAGCATCTTGTCGTTCCCTTATACGGTTCCTTTCAATCTTGCGGCAACTACGCAAGTTAAAGCTATTGGGATTAAATCCGGTTTAACTGATTCAAACGTGGCTAGCAAAACTTACACTAAGACCTCCGCCGCCGAGGCGGTTTATTGGGGACCGACGCCGCTTCGAGTTCTTACCGAAGCTGATGTTCTTGCTCTTGCGAATACCTCGCTTGAACTTGATTTCTTCCGCACATATCCATTTGGAGGAACAGTAGCAGATTACTTTGCTTGGTGGAGTCCTGATGTGTTTGCAGTTCCTCGTTTAACGGATGGCTTCTATCTCGCACCGTTCCCGGTTTCTATGGCAACGCCTTCTGAGGGATACGTTGATGGACCTACAAACGGCTGGTACTATTACAATCTGACTGTAAATGGTGTTCCGGGAAAAGTTTTTGCAACCTTCTTCCAACTCGGTTCGGGATCAACTCAGAACATCGTCGTTCAATGAAATACTTCTTTCTTAGTTCCGTACTAGCCTTGGTTCTAGCGACGCAACTCAAGGCCCAAATTCCTGGAACCGTTGCAGTCTCTGCTCCGGTCGCCCCACCAGCGACAAATAGTCCTTTTGGCTCAACTGATACTCGTTGGGCAAAAGGCGGCTATGGAACATGGGCCACAAACTATAGTCAGTTAACCAACATAAACTGGCGTCCTTCTGCAAGGAAACAAGTGGGAGAACAGCAATATGTTGCTGGTTCTGTCTACCAACTTGGACCAGACTTGGTTACTTGGACCAAAGTTGAAGGTAATACTCCCCAACAGTTTGGGGCTAAGGGTGATGGAACAACGGACGATAGTGCTGCGTTTGTTGCTGCATTTGCTGCCTCAAGGAACGGTACTTTGTACATACCTCCCGGTTCCTACAAACTTCGTCCATACGTAGGAATGTCTCAATACAGCACCTCTCTTGGCGCTGTGTTTGGAACCTACGATTTCGTAATGTCTGTTACGAATGTGAATATAGTTGGAATTGGAAACCCAACCATCACGCTAGACCGAAATACTTACGTAACCGACCGACTGGGATTCTTCTACTTCACAGGAAACTGCTCAATTGATGGGGTTCAGTTCGTGTTCCCTCAGCCGAGCACTGTTGCCCCTGCCTACAACTTGGATGTGGCCGTATTCTCTGGAACAAGCACCAACGACACGGCACGCGTTACGGTCAAAAACTCCTATTTTGGTGGTGGGTACACTCAGATTCGACTTAACGATTACATCGAATCGGCTTCGATTACTGAATCTACGATTGCCTGTCGTGTAGCTGGTGGAACGAATGGTGGTGCCTATGGCATATTCGTTCTGGACCCGAACTACATGAAGAACATCAACATCGCTGATTGTGTAATCACGAACGATGTTGCGAACACTACCGGTGCCGATGCGGTAATCTTCAACGTCGATAACATTTCGGGACGCCTGACCGACACAAATTACTGGAGAAACCTTCAGAACTTCCAAGTAGATCACTGCTACATTGGCGACTTCACGGGCCACACCAGTGCCTTCGTTCAGGGCGGACTCGGCGTGGCTGGTCCAGTTCAGGGAATGATCTTCTCTCGAAACACAATCCGAAACACCAAGAACGCCATCTGGTGCGAATGGTTGTACGACGATACGGCGCATATTGCTCTTCGTTCTGATCCGTGGAGGGTTACTGTCACCGACAACGATATTGAGTTTACGCACCGAGGAATCTCAATCGAATCGGCTGACTTGGATGAGCGGGATACTACTACTGGATATACCAACAACGTAGACCGGTTGGCCATCGTATCGAACAACCGAATGGTTGCTGCCTCAAACAACTACATGGGGTTCAAGTGGGGAATGACAATTTACGGAAATGCTGTAGTGAAAGGAAACCAGATCATCGGAACCAATTCACCAGTTCCATCTGACCACACAACGTCAGTCCTTGGCATGTCTGGAGTTACTTTTCGAGGCGGTGACATCGTGTTTGAAGGGAATACGGTCCGTGGTTGGGATAACGGAATGCTTCTTTCAGGAAGCCAGCAGGTTGATACCTACACGATTTCTGGAAACCAGTTCGTGTACAACGCTGCTTCCTACCGCGTGAACAACGGTGGCAACGCCATCAACAAACCTGTTTACAACATCTACGGAAATTCCCACGACGGAAACAAGTCCCTGTTCCTTTCCGATACCACGGCTACTCGTATCGCGGTTCGTGACGAGTGGGTTGTTGGGGAGTTGATAGTTGAAAATGCATGGCTTCGTTCTGGTGCAATGGCGGGATACGGGATTGAGGAGGTTTCAGGTCTTAAGCACGGATATTTCTCCACCGGAGTTTCCGCCTACTGGCAGCAGTTGGGTGCATTCGCTGGTCAGGATATGCGCCAAGATGGAACTCCTGCTCGGTATCTAACTACTTGTGGAAACGCATCGTACGATGGTTTCTACATGAACACGAATGCGTTCCAGTACATGTTCACGGGAGTTGCAGGCGATCCCTACGTTACGTCAGTAGGTGGTACAAACTTCCCCAGCCAATTCCGACCCGGAACCTTTGTCCAGTTCTATGACGGTGCGAACACGCACTTCTACACAAACACATTCGTAATCGCAGTCGATCCGGCCAACTCGCGTTGGTATCTGTCCACGAACTGCCCGGCCAGCTTTACCGGCATGGCAAACTTCCCTATCGCAACACTTGGCGGAGGTAGGATAGTTGATGGAACTCTCACTGTGAACGGAAACGTTGCGGTAGCTGGTCTGCAAACGATCACCTCAACCAACGGTCAGGCGAACCTGTTCACGCTTAACACAACCTCCATGACGGATAACCATATTCTCGCCTTCAAAAGCGCGAATCTGACCGAGTGGTATTTGGGTGTGGTTGGATCTACCAAAGAGTTCCTGCTGGCCGACACGAACAATGTTCCTCGCATGTCGTTTGGAAGAACAACGGGTGTCGAGTTCAATAGCTCGACCTCCTTGGACGCCGTGTTCAGTGCGTCAGCTACCAACGGCCACGTTGCCCTTCAGTTTCAGCAGCAGAACACGAACTGGTGGTCACTCTACATGCATGAGTCCGAGTACAGCCTTATCATGCTGGACAGGCTGTTCAATCGAACCTTCCAAGTGGGTCAGGACGGGAAGACGACAACTATCGGACTGGTCACATCCAACCTGTACGCACTCAACTCAACGAATGTAAACACACTGACCACCGGACGCCTGACTAGTGTAGGGATGATTACCGCTAGTGCTGGACTGAAAGTTCCCATAGCGTTCAAGTCTTCTAACTTCACGGTAAGCACAAACGAGCTGGCCCTACTGGTTGATCCGACACTTGGATCAATCACAGTCGCGCTCCCTCCAGCGGCCACCTACTCAGGGCAGGTGTACATGCTGATGAACACCGCGCCCGCATCCCTGAATACGGTCACAATCGACCCTGATGGAGCAGAGACGATCAACAACGCAGCGACAAGGGTAGTCACCAATGCCTGCCAAGTAATCAGCTACGGAACTGGATGGTGGACCCTGAGTAGCAACTGACAATGAGGACCACCATTATCATCGCTTCCATTCTTCTCTGCGCAGGCTGTACCGTGATTGCGTGGAACAAAGGAGACGTTCGGGTAGAGGACTCCGACTCCCACAACGCATCCGGAACGAATAACGCTCGAAGTGTGGACCTTACAATTTCTCCCAGATAAGAAAAACACCATACAACCATGAAAGACAACCATGATGGCAAAAGAGACAGTAGAAAACTTCAAAAGCCTTACAGACATTGCGTTCAAATGGGGTTACCTGATCCTATTCTGCCTAGTGTTTTACTTCCGAAGTTCGTTTGCGAACAAGGATGAGTTCAACCAGTTACGAGACAGCGTAAATCTTCTTATTGAGAGACAGAAGCACGACGAGATTCAGGATCGACAGATTCTTGATCTAGGTAACCGGGTTCGGGACATCGAACTTCAGCGAGTAGCCGGAGATTCACGATACAATCAAGCCTACCCAAAATGAAGAAACTTACCCAAGACGAAAAGGAGCACATCGAAATCACTAAGCACCTGCACGCATTGCGAAAACTGATCGGGACACCGTTCTCGCTAAACGTAAACGGAGGTGGCCCGTTGCTGATCCTGAATCCGGGTGATCCAATCCCTCCTGACGAAGACTCTCCTGTAGTCGGTCCTAAAATCCACAACGACACCCCTGCCGGCAAAGGCAAAACCGTCATCATGGCATGAACACACTTCTCTTAGTTGTCGAACAACCTCTCCTTCCGCAGATTACTTCTAGTCTTGATACGTACTCAAAAGAGAGAATGGAGGCCGGCTACACTGTTCGAGTCATAGCTGCACCGACCTTTCCTGATTCTATTCAGTCCGCGAATTGGATCAGGTCGAACATATGGCCGATTCTGGATACGAATACATCCGTGTTTCTCATCGGAAACGTGCCTATGCCCAGAAGCGGAATGCTTCTGAATCCTGACGGTCATGTTACTTGGGGTGCATACAGCGCGCCGGCATATTACGTAACGCCTTCGGACAAATGGGCCGATCAGTGGTCTAATGGCGTGAAGGGTTCATTTGGTAACTTGCCGAATGATGGCAAATTTGATAATGATACACTTCCAGCCAAACCGATCTGTGGTCTAGGAATGTTGACCTTCGGTAAGATTGCCAATGAGTCTGTTGTAGCTGATGCGTACTTCAAGCGTTTATCTGACTATAGGGCTGGAAAGTGGAACGTCCTGCCAGTTGCCACCTATGCCTACGCCGCGAATGCCACCCAATGGGCGCAGGCACCGGCCACAATTCCTAAGATGCAATCCGTCTTTGCTTCTGGAGTAAAGTACAAAGCTGAGGGAGCCTTGCTGAAAGCTACCACGAAAGGTCAGCCATCCGTTCAAGTCATTCTCCTCAAGACTGCAAACTACGCATCGGTTCTTTGGAAATGCCAAGAACCACCGTCTGTTGCATGGGAAGCGTACAACTCTGGACAGTTTGAACTAAGAGTCTCACCACATTGCGCTGACGTGTTTGCTTCAATCCGCGCGGCAAAGGGTCCATTAGTTATTGCGCTGAATCATCCCGATTGGACTTTAGACCTTAAAGCCGGCGAGACTTGGGGGAACATTTGGAAGAACACTTTCTCGAAACCTAATGCACCGACTTGGTCTTGGGTCATGGGTGATCCTACGATTGTTCTTGCGGGTGCGAAACCGTTTATAATCTCCGACAAATGAAAGACTGGACGCCACGTGACATCGCCAACATCATGGTCATTGGAACCGTGTGCGTGATTTTACTCACAATCGAAGCTGGGATAGTTTGGCGCTCTACGCCATCAGACGTCTCCGAATCGCGCGGTCTTCTTACAGATACAGTTAGCCTAGTTATTGGTCTTGTAGCCGGTTACTTTATTCGGCATAGCGACGGAGATAAAAAACCCTAGTATGAAAAAACTTCTTCTTTTAGCATTAGTATCCTTCTCCGCCTTTGCGCAGATTCCCGGTACGCTTACTGTAACGGCGCCGATAGCGCCAACGGCTACGAACAGTCCTTATTCGGCGACAGACACGCGATGGCAGAAGGGAGGATATGGAACATGGGCTACCAATTTTAGCCAAATCACTGATTTAGATTGGCTGCCTGCGGCGCGGCGTGAAGCCGGCATGCTCCAGTATGTCTCTGGAACAACCTATGTTCTAGGTGCTGACTTAGTTACGTGGACAGTTTATGGTGGCGGAGGTGGTGGAATCGGTGGTTCTGGAACTATCGGAACTATTCCTATCTTCACTGCCGGAACGACGATTGGTGATGGTCCGCTATCACTAGAGCCTCTGGGTACTTACGTTCATTCCACTGTACCTATTGATGTAGCTACTACAAATGGAAGAATCCTGTCTCTTAGGTCTGACGTAGCTGCATCGCTTGACATAGAGTTCTTTACTGATCCAGCCCAACCTACAAGTCCTGGTGGCCAAATCCATGTCGACCAGAATGGCAATTTTGAATTTCGCACCTATCGGCTGATCCCACTTGGATCGCCTAATGGCTTTTACTTTATCGGATTCGATCCCGCGACTGAGTTATACTGCCAAGTTCCGGCCAACTTTTCCGAAGGTATTACCGTAACTGGTGATGTCTCAGCGACTACCTTTAACGGAGGTTCGCTCCCTTCGGGAAGTGTTACATCAGTTTCGGCATCGGTTCCTTCGTTCTTGTCTATCACTGGTTCTCCAATTACTAGTTCAGGAACGCTAGCAATAGGTTATTCTGGAACGGCGCTTCCAGTTGCAAATGGTGGCAGTGGCGCTGTCACACTGACTGGTTATGTTAAGGGCAATGGAGCTAGTGCCTTCACAGCTAATGCGACGATTCCTTTGTCAGATACCACGGGTAACCTACCGGTTTCACAGCTTAATAGCGGAACCTCTGCCAGTGGAACGACTTTCTGGCGCGGTGATGGGACTTGGGCAACACCTGCTTCTGGGTCAGGAACGGTTACTTCGGTATCAGTCACAACGGCTAATGGTGTTTCTGGTTCGGTCGCAACGGCTACGACTACTCCAGCAATCACGCTAACATTAGGTGCTATCACGCCCTCATCGGTTGCATCGTCTGGTGCAGTCAGCGGAACAAGTTTCACTGATTCTGGGTTGACTTCTGGACGTGTTCCATTTGCATCCACGGGTGGATTGCTTGCTGACTCTTCCGCCTTTACATTTTCTGGCGGAACTGTTACAGCGACTACGTTTGCTGGTGCGTTGACTGGAAACTCCTCTACTGCAACGGCGCTTCAAACGGCTCGCAATATCAACGGAACTAGCTTCAACGGCACCGCTGACATAACCGTAACGGCCGCCGCAGGAACTTTAACCGGTACAACCTTGGCTGCTGGTGTCACGTCCTCCTCGCTCACATCGGTTGGAACAATCACTTCTGGAACTTGGGACGGAACCGATGTCGCAGTTACCGCTGGCGGAACTGGTGCTGCGACTTTCACCGATGGCGGCGTAATCATAGGTAATGGAACTGGTGCGTTGCAGGCGACGACTGCGGGTACGGCTGGACAGGTTCTAACATCTAACGGTTCCGGTGTTGACCCAACTTTCCAGAATTCCTATTCAGATGACATCATGATCTTGCAGGCTATGGGATCTGAATTGAAAGCACAGACGATTGGCTTGCCTATTGTTGCTGCAAACGCAGCGGCGTTGTCAGTTACCGACGCAGCCCTTCGTTGCACGGCTCTATGGCTATCGCAGAATGCAACCCTAACAGGTGTTGCTTTCTTCCTACGCACGCAGGGCAATTTCACAGCGGACAACAACAACAAGGTGGGTTTGTACAGCTATTCTAGTGGCACTTTGACGCTGGTTGCGTCCAGTGCGGATGACCCGACGACAATTTGGAAGGGAACAGGTAACACATTGATTAAAGTACCTTTCACGGGAACTTACGCCGCCGCCAAGGGATTGTATTTCGTTGCGTTCCTCTACAACAACAGTGCGCAGGTGACTGCGCCAGCTATTGCTGTCGGTACGACGCTCGCAACCGCGAACATGGGCGTGCTAGACTTCACGAACAGCGGCAAGTTGGTTACGTCGCTTGGTTTACAGACAGACCTTCCTACACCGACCGCATTGAGTGGGCACGTCGCCGCAACGTCTATTCCTTGGGTGGCAGTTTATTAAACTAAGTAGCATAAATCTATGGAAACTCCAAAAATCTTCAAAAACAATGGTCATTTGCGTGGGTTGATCTATGTTGGTCTTCCCGCAGTTTCAACAATCGGAGCGGCTTTCGCTACTTGGGCCGACGCGCCGCCGAAAAACTTCTACGTTATTGGCGTAGTTCTATGTGCGACTATCGTAAACGCCGGAACTGCCCTTAGGGGTTATCTAGACCAGCACTTGTCTCGCGCTGCCGAAGAAGGAGAGCCGAGCGAGGTGAACACGGATACGGTCATAATCCCGAAACCTGTTGTAACCAATCCTATTACAGGCCACAAGTGAGCACTTACTACAACAACAGACAATTCCGTCCAGCTAGGCCAATTAGGTTCATTCCCTCTTTGCTATCGCTAGAAGCATTCTCTTTCTCATACGAGGTCTGGGCCGATGCCTCGTACGCGCTAGGAACTATCGCAGCCAATCCGGGATTCGATTATGCGTTCACGCTTCCGATTGTCGCGCAATCTACGGCATTCGTTCCCGTTATTCGCTGGAATGATGGAGACACCTATTATCGTTACAAGCTTTGGACGACTGGAACGGAGATGGTTCCATACGGACTTTACGCCGGCGAAACGATACCTACTGCCCAAAACCCAGTTCTGGAGATTTGGAACGTGAATGGGATGTTGGTTATGACCATGCCGGCTTGGACTATGGAAATTTCTTCGATATCCACGCCAGTTTCGCTAAGAGACATTACGCCGATTACTTACACAGCTAACTAAAAAGGATTATTATGGGCTATCCAGTGCTAGAAGATTATGTATTTGAAGTAGGAGCAGATCCAACGTCTGTCTTTCCTACTGACGAAGCAACGCTGTTGCTTAGCTTTGGTCGCTTGATGACCACGAATGAGTATCATGGAATCGTGATTCATTCCGAAGATACGCCAACCACGTCCGGACAGCCAGCAGGCTATCCGGCCGATTGGTACGCGTGGAATAAGCGCAATCTCTGGCATAAGCCATCAACGAACGAGGTTTTTGGCTACCACACCGGCCTAGGTTGGGAGCCGCTTCCAGTTGGTGATGCCACGATTGGCACTGATCAAATCATTGACGGCTCTATAACGCCAGAGAAACTCGCAGTAACGGGTTCGGCTGGGCAAATTTTCCAAATCAACCCAACCGCTACGGCTTGGACACTGGTTGACGCAAGTCAGATATTCTTGCCGGGTACGATCACGCTGGATAAGATT